ACAATCTGCTCAGGCGTAGGATTAAGTCTGTATTTATATGCTCGTTTCATATCACAAATATAACTATAAATTAAATTATGACATAACTAATTTAGTTAAATATGTGTAAATTAGTATGTAATTGCCTTAATTTTATCTTTAGTGTCCGCTTGTATGTCAGTGCCAATAAACAAACTAATCTTCATAATTATTTTTTTTTAAATATTTTGTAACACTATTCATTACGCATTCTACACACCATCCTAAAAGATATGCAAAATGCTCGTCTTGTCCATTTTTATAACCCATATAGATATCGCAATAATCAAACACATCACAAACATAATGAGTTGATTCGTGAGCTACAGTATTTATCTTTATGCCATCATTTGATAGCCAAATAAGTATACCTAAATTATTTGTTTTTTTCTCTCTTACATTGATAGTCAAACCATAACAGCGTTCAATTTCATCTTTAGATATATCTATCGGGTCATTATTGTGGTTGGTAAATTTTCTATTGATTTTTTCCCATTGGTCATTCCCCACTGCAACATACAGTTTAAGGGGATATATTTTAGGATCGTATTTTGTTATCATCGCAAAACGTCTTTTAATAATATGTCAGGATGCTCTTCTTTAGGCTTAATCTCTTTGAATCTACATATAAAGCCACTTGCATCCTCGTTGGCTTCCTTATATAAATCATCTGTAAGAGAAGCCTTATATAACTTCATTTTCTCTTCAAAATGATAATCAAGTTTAGGCTGGTCCATTATAACAGCCTGTATATAACTCCATGAATATTTCCATAGCAAAGCCCAGTCTTTGATTATCATCAATCCTCCGAATAGCCTTAAATCCCCTCTGAATTGGGGGAAATCTTTTTGGATGGATCCTCGTGAGCCGATTTTGCATCGAGAGATAATTTCATGGCATCCTTCCTGCTTAATGTCGCTGTCGTATCTATCAAGAACGCTAAACGGATTGTATTTGTAAAAAAATCTCCTACATTAGCCCCCTCCACGATGGCTTCTATCAACGGAGTGAGTTCCTTATGGTCATAATGCCTGCTTAACCACCAAGCATATATACGTCTTGCAAAAGGAATGACTTCAAAAAACCAATAGTTGTTCAATACTCCTGCCGCAGCAACTTTGTATGGAATAGACGCATCATTTTTCATTATTGCAATCATTTCTTTCTTTGCTGTATCTGGATTGATAATATCACGAATCAGCAGTTTATCCACAATATAATCGTATGCTCCCAAACGAAGACCGCGTATTTTAAATTTCTTGTTACCAACCATAACTTCTTTATATTTATGAGTGGCAAACTTCTGCATTTTTATCTGATCGTCTAAATCAGGCTGTTTCCAATTAAATAGTCCCATGTGTTATTAATCTAGCTTAAATGGTTTTACCGTTAATTTACCTTTTACATCCACTTTTGATATGTTTTCAGGTGTATTTGTAGAAACGAACACTTTCGTATATTCCGATGATATTATTTCAATACTAGCGTTATCAAGCAATGTAATATATACTATGCTATTATCAAGTGCAACAATATTTACATGACTGTTATCCTTGACATACATTTCTCCTATACCATAGTCATTATAGGTGACAACACAATCACAAGTTCCATTAAATATAGACCATTTAGGATTGCTTATAAAAATATTAGTATCATCAACGTATATATTATATCTTTCTCGTACTCCAGCAAATTCCTCCTTAATTATTTCATTGGAAGGATATCTATTCAATAGACAAAAATCAATACCCTTGACATACTTCTCGCACAATTGATTTTTATCTGGATTCCCCCAGTTATTTGTCCAGTCCTTACATAGTCCAAGGCTTATAGCCTGTGACTTTAACTTGTCTGATAATTCTCTATCTGTCATGCATACTTTTTCTAGCAAAAATACGACAAAGGTCAATTAAAATCAAACGACATTAGTTAAAAAAAACAAAAGCCGGACAAAAATGCCCGGCTAATAATATATAACACAACTTATCCGCCAACTGAATTATCCAATTCCAGAACCATCATGGTTTTCAAATATTGTGTATTAACTTCCAACGCTGTAACTGTCACAGAAAATCCAAGATAACCTGCATTACTAGGCGCACCTGTAAAGCTAACGGCCCATGATGCTTTCGGGAAGAATATCATACGATCACCAGTACCATTGATAATACCGATAGGACGTACAAACTGTTTAAACGCACTTGCCCCAAATGCTTTCAATTTTTGAGTAGTACCTTTTCCGAAAGCGTCTTGTGTGTCAGTCAGAGAATCCAAATTCAATTCAGGAGTTGTATTACCAGTAGTAAAGAATGCAAATGCAGCTTTAGAGGTAGACATACCTGTAAACGTGAATGCCATAGTACCAGGTGTGATGTTCTGGAACACAGTAGCACCCTGTTCATTCTTGGTTTCAGAAGTGTCAGCGTCCGTTCCTGCGGATTCTGTAGTACCAGACTCAATATTAGGCAGGATTTTTGGATTCAAAAATGATGAATATTGAGTCGAATCGGTAATTTCAATAGGATTAAAAGTCAAAGCAGCCGATTGCCCGTTCAAGTAAGCAGGGCTGGTGTCTAAATTTACTCGTGCCATTCTATTTTCTAAATTTAAAAGGTTATTACTATATGTAGAAAACGTATCTATTGATGTGTTTTCACTCTTTTTTCTTACGGTTCCCATGCGGCTAATCTTTATAAATATCAACGTTTAACAGAACGGATGTATAATAAAATCCGACACCATCAAACATTGGTGGTAAAACATTAAATATTTTAAAATGAAGCTGCACAGCCTTTTGAGGAAATAAGTTCACAATCTTCTCACTTAACGCATCCATAATTGACGGATAAATATTACCCGGTAATGCTCTAACAAACAAAGTAACCGTAGCCATTGTTTCGCCCTTCCCAAAATGTCCATAAGGACCATTTTCAGTGTTGCTTACAATCCTAGTATTATTGTTTACGACAATAAAACTCGTTACCTTATCGTCAACATTTGCAGGACGCTGTACTTTATATACATCATCAGCAATATTCTCGTCCAATACAATATTGTACAAGGTTGTATTTATCGTTGAAGGATTAAAGTACCCCATTTACCTCACTTAAAATATTTGTTCAACATATTAGCTGCAATTTTTTTAAAAACTACAGTATATTTACCTCCGTTTAAATCTGTTTTTGTTTTAAGCCAAGAATCTGTAAGAACATTCAATAAATGGTAATTCTCCAAATACTTCCCATAAAACATGACAGCAGCTACAACTAGTTCGTATCTTCCGGACCTATCAGACTTGTAACTATTGAAGAAATCTTTAGCTACTTCACGTCCCCAATACTCAACTCCGTTACGCTTCCTTGGTTCATCCGCAACCTTAACCGCATTTGCCCACACAATCTTCTTTAGGACTCCATCTTTATAAATGCCGCAACCATAACTATCTTCAAGATTGAAAGTTTGATTGGTAAAGCCTTCCATGTCTTTTATATCATCCATAACATTCGTCGCGATATCTTCCATGAACTGCATGATAGACTCATCCAAGGCAAGCTGGACATTACTACCAAACTTTTTCAAAACTTCATCATTCTGTTTTGCTGACATTCTTTGTTCTAGTTTTTCTTGTTGTCGGTTTATTCAGTTTATCAATCTGCTTTTTTAGCTTATCCCTATCCTCCTTGGCGTTTTTCAACTCATTCTTTATACTATTCATCTCATTGTAAAGCTCTTGAATCTTCTGATAAGCATTACGAAGAGATTCTTGATAACTTAATATTTCCTCTTGAGCCTTTTTTAATTGAGCACCTTGAAGAGCAAATCCTTTTTCTAGATTATCCAAGGTAGAAGAATCAATTTCAGTTTCTACTTTTTTCTTCTTTTGCTTGAACAAAAGAACAGAGGTTATAAGGGTTATACCATTTGTTCCCAACAAAGCAAGTATTATTTCTGTCCAGTTGATTGTCATAGTCTTTTAGTTTTCTATTTGGTTAAAGTATACTACCGTCCCAAATTCCATATTATTAAATGGAGGCTTCTTTATCTCACGCCAATTGTTACTATTGTCAGAAAAAGGATGGTTGAAATTCTGCCAGTCTAACAAGCATCCAGATGGTATCTTAACGTCATTATCTTCTAGGTAAGCGGCATATTCGGATTTATCCACATCATTCGTTTCTGAACCAGTATCCTTTTCCTGTATGTTTGCTTTTCCTTCATATATCATTTCCCAATCTGGAATAGATTGATATTTATCAGAATTGTTTTTATTCTGATAAATCCTCACCATATCAGGAAACATATCTTCACCTAAAACACTCTTTCCCATATCACCATCTCAATCTACTTATTTCAACATCTGTTCCAACATCCAAATTCAAACCCCATTTGGCATATAATTCCTTTGCGCGTTGTTCCAATCTTTTCTTATCATTGATAGAAATAGTCTTGCTAGTGTCAGTAATCGACCAATTACCAGCTTTCTTCGTTTTACCTTGTATGGTAGAAGGAGCCGTACAAACAATGAGAAGCAAGTCAGCATAAGCAAGGTCCTTCTGCATCTCAGAAGTTTCCCGGCTATCATCAGACAAACGAAACCCCCATTTCTGTGCTACACTGATATATGATGTATTTTTTAACTCATAATCAATCTGCGCCTTCAAATACTCCCGCATGGACATATAAAAATACGCTTCCACTTTCATATTACCTTTGGCAGTAATCTCAGGAGTTATTGCGATAGTATATGGGTTGTTTGATACTTTAAGCCTGTCTTCGGGCTTCAATGTTTCATTGTTAGCTATAAGCCAGTATCCAAATTCAACACTTTCTTCTGGAACAGCTTGGAGCGTGAGAGTATCCCCAATGAAATACTCTCCTGCGCCTTTTGCCGTGCCTTCTCCATTTATATCAATAATGACTTTCATGGTTCAACTTTTTACAATCCTGTATTTGACTGTTCGTTAACCTTCATAATAATAAGGTTGTTAGGATTCTTCATCACAGGACATGCCCACAACTCGCCTGAACTCTTCTCGGCATACGGCTCGGAAGAATACTGATGCAAGAATGCGATACGATTTCCTTCCAAAGAAGAAATCTGTACAGCCGGATTAGTGTCCTGCAAATACATTGACGGTGAATTTTTAATGCGGAAGAATTGTCCACTCTGAACAAGAACGACAGTATTCTTTTCAAAAGACGGTGCAGCCTCCTCAACAACACCAAGTTTATTCCACATTGATTTTTCTTCAATAGGAATAATAACAGGGATAGAGAACACCTTCATCAATACATCCACAATTTCCTGATTGTTCATCGGATAGATTGTAGAAGAAGCTGCGGCAGGAACAAGACGAGCTTGAACAGCAGCAGTCACTTTCGGGTGCATCAGGAAGTTATCATACAAATCTTTGGACATCTCAAAGTGATCGTAAGGCACACTGTCATTATCGGCAATCTTACACATTCTTTGAAGGTCCTTAATCGGATCTGAGTTCTCATTCGGTGTCCAGTTGGTATCGTTAAACCATTCCTGTTTCAACGCTTTCAACTTATGTTTTTTAGGAACACGATAGTCGATCTGAACAGGAATCGAGTTAGTACCACTAGCAGTATAGTTAAGCATACCTGTAGAAAGAGCCTGATAAGTCATGCAGTTCAATTCGGTATGGAAACCTTGAATACATGCCTCCATCTTTGTATACCACTTCTCACGGATTTTATCAAGTAATGCACCCTGCGGAATGTCGAGTTCATAGAACTCCTGAATATCAGTTTCCATAAACTGAATGGCGTGACCCATTTTCGGAATACGTCCCGAATGCCACTCAAATCCCGTAGTGTCCATAATAGGCTTTTCAGCCAAAGGAGCAAGCATTACAGGGCGGGTAGCCTGTGTATATTCATCAACTATTACATTCCAAGACTTACTCATTTGAGGAACGTCCCAATCTCCGTAACTTCTCCAGTTTTCGTTATCAAATTTCTGATTGGCATAGTCCATAAGTTCTTGCATCTCTCCTGAGAAATGCCAATCATAGAAACTAAATGTAGATCTTTGCATATGGCAAAAAATTTAATTAATTATACAATGTATAGCGGAAGACGCAAGGATAAGATTCATCGTCTTTCATAGCCTTCTTAATAGCCGAAGCTACAGGAGGAATACGTCTTTCCAAAATCTCACTTGTCACCATCCAAGCACCATTGAAAGGATATAAAGTAGCACCAGGAAGCGTGTCAACATCATAAGGAAGAATAGCATTCGGGATTACCTTGATTTTAGCACTAGCACCAGTAGCCGTTACTTCAACCAGAATATCAGTAAGTTCCAATTTGCCTGCATCTCCTGACAATGTGAGAACATCATATTCATCATTAGACGAATCAATACTGTTAATGGTGAAACCAGTTGTTGTACCAGTAGCGGTAGTAGGAGCCTTACCTACAATCATACCTACTTTGGCAACTGTATTACCCATAATTTTTTCAACTTTTACGGTAGCACCTAAATTCGACTTCTCATACATTCTAAATGAATAATGGATATCTCCACCATTCTGCTTTGAGGAATCGCATTTAATCATAGTACCAGCCGGAAGTTTGTTTCCAACAGTAGGCATACGTTCAGGAAGAACGTTACAGCCTACTAACAGAACATGCAAAGACGTATCATTAGAAAAGATATGTCTTGCTCCACCAATTTTACTATAACTTGTTGCAAGAACTCCTGCTTTCATAATTTAAAAAGTTATTTGTTAATTTTACTGTAATATCGGCTGACAATATTATTTTTCTTGCTAGCCATGTCTTCTTCTCTCTTTCTATTTATGAATGATTTTACATCGCTAGAACCACCCTGTTCAGGAACAAAAGGATTAATACCATCCTTTGCATATTTAGTACAAGTTTCATTGTACTTCCCTTGTATTTTCAGAAGAATACTTGTATCCTCTTCTTCGGGTGAAATTTGAATGTTCTCAAAAATGATGTTACGCAACAACTCATTAGGCATTCCTGCTTCTGGACGTTTAATCAACTCAGATAGCTTATTGCGCTTTTCCGTTATAAGTTGCTTCTGTTTTTCCTCTTTTTCTTTGGCTTCAAAATCCTTCTTGAATTTTTCAAATTCTTCAAGTTTAGCCTTAACATCATCCGGCAGTTCAATTGGTTTTGGATCAGGTGTTGGGTGTGGTGCTGGAGTCGGGCTAGGGGGCGGTGTTGGAGTCGGTGCTGGATCTGGATGTGATTTTTCCCATTCCTTCTTCAAATTGGCAATTTCTTGCTCTTTGATTGCATCCCACTCTTTACGCTTGTCAGAAGCGAATGCTCTTACCTGACCTGCCACTGTGTTCTTTAAATGAGCAACAACACTTTCGTTCCAAAACGTTTCCGCATTTTCCTGCGGTGCGAACGGTGAGAACTCATTGATTGTCTGTTCAATTGTACGATCTGTAATAACGGAGCTACTTTCTCCTAATGCATTCTTGATACCTTCAAAAATGACTTTTACATTTTCATCCATATACTCTATTATTTTTATTTAGTTCATGCACAAGACCTTTGCACATAGTAAGTACCTCTTACCGATGCAAATGTAGTTAAATTTTGTGTATATGCAAAAAAATATTATAAAAAATATTATATTTGCGAATTAATATAAGAGAATGGAAGAAATAGACTTAAAATATCGTGGTTTAAAGACTAAGGATGTTGTCAAATCGTTAAAACGATATGGCAAAAGGGGAATTATTCCATATAGACATCTTGATTTTGTCCAAAGATACATAGAAGACAGAAGAAGTAAAGGATACAAAGTTAACATGCTTGCACCACAAAAAGGTTCGCAAGAAGAATTTTTAAGAAACAGGGCAGGAATAAAAATACTGCATGGTAATCGTGGTGGAGGTAAATCTGTTTGCCTTGGAATAGACATACTAAGTTCATGCAACCATCCTTCATTTTCCGCACTAGTATTTCGTAAAGATAAGACATCCGCAGAAAAAGCGGATGGTATCTTGAAAGTGGTTTCAAAAATGGTTGAACCTTATGGAGAATATATAGACTCTAAACGTCTTTCAAGATTGGATGCAGGTGGAGAAATACGATACGATTATTTCGGAGATGCCTGCATATCAGGAGAAAAGGGTATAAATGATTTTAAAGATAGACAACAAGGAGGTAATGTTGTTAAAGTAGTTGTAGACGAATGCTCACAGGCTACAGAACCGATTGTAAACTATCTTCAAACAGTATTGCGTTCCTCCTCTGGACTTAGGACAAGTTTCTCAGGAGCTTGTAATCCAAACCCGTATAGTGACTATTGGAGAGAATTGGTATCATGGTGGGTAGATGATGATGGGATAGCTATACCAGAACGTTCAGGTAAAGTAAGATATTTTTTTCAATATGGAGACACAATACATGAAACAGCATGGGGTGACAGCCCACAGGAAGTATTTGCTCAAGCAAAAGATTATATTATCGCAAGATTCGGTAAAAATACCAAAATTGATGAAACAAACTGCAAAAGATACATCAAAAATATAACTTTTATAGCTTCCGGACTTGAGGATAACAAGATCCTCATGAGTTCCAATCCTGATTATCAGAAAAATCTTGGAGGTACAGCCCAGGAAGTATCCATAAATGCATTGGGATCATGGAAACTGATAAAAGGAGGGAACGAATGGATAACGAGAGACGAGATGGAAGAGGTGTTTTCATCACAACCTGTATTCGATGATTATTTTGAATGTGCAACACTTGATATAGCATATGGGTTAGGAGATGTTTGCGTAATGGGACATTTTATAGGACACCACTTACAGGATATAGAATGGTCCAATACGTTAAAGCCTAGGGATCTTAACAGATGGGTTAGAAGTAATCTATGGAAATGGGGTATTGGAGAAAATAGACTTGCATTTGATGGTCTTGGAGCACCTACATTTCGTGACGCATTTCCTGATAGCTTAGCCATACTTAGAGGCGTTCCAAAAAGAATGGATAGGAACAAAGATGATCAGCCTGTAAGATTTTACTTTGATCTAAGAGCGCAACTTGCTGATGAAATGGTAACACGCATAAAAGGGACCAACATAGGTCATTGCGGATTCAGTATAAACCCAGAACTCCTAGACAAACCATATGTAAACAAAACAATAAGGGAAGCACTAATGGATCAAAGAAGAGCTATAAGGCGTGATATAGAGAGGGAAAATGGAAAACTGAGACTACTAAAAAAAACAGAAGCCAAAAAAATTGTAGGATGCTCCCCAGACTTAATAGAAGGAACATTCTTATATAGAACATATTTTGATGTATGCAATGTAATGATTGATATACCTGACGATATAATGGATGAACTAAAATATTTATAATTATGGAAATTTTTAAATTAGACGTTTTACTTCGTAAAGAACCGTTCAAAGTAGCTCTTCCGTCACGTGGAGATGATGGAAGAGGTGGAGGAAGAAAGAAAAAGCCAAAACGTTCCACTTTGATATACAAATATTTGTCACAGGATGATTTTTTAGCCCAATGGGACACTTCCGGTCACTATATACACAATAGACCAGATTGGAGGGATACCATACCCACAGAAGAAGACACAGTATCATCTGATGATGAAAGTAACAATGTTGGTGTTCAAAAAAAGAAAAAAAACAAATCATCATCAACACCTTATGTTCTACAAAGACGGGCGTTTCCTCTTCAAAGGATGATACACAAGAAGAGAGTATCACACCTATGCACAAATCCGCTTAAATTCCAGATAAAGAAAAGTGCATCAAATCAGCAAAACAGGGATAAGCTGACAACATACAAGGAATACTGGACAGATTCTCTTATGGAAACGGCCAAGTATGAACTAATAAGCGAGGCAGGAAAAGTAGGAGATTCGGCTATCTATATATATAAGGATAAAGACAATATAAAATATAGATGTTTCAGCTACTCAAAAGGAGATGTACTATACGAGCACAGAAATAGAAGAGGTGAAAGAATAGCCTTCGCTAGAGAATATACAACCACATACATTTCGGCAGACGGGGAAGAACATACAGATACACTTGTTGACGTATGGACTAAAAATGAGTTCTACACACTTGACTCAAACGGTGACATAGCTACTGATATTGATGATGAAGGAAATATCATAGAACTTCATCAATTCCATAATCTTGGATTTATTCCTATAGTATACCTTAGATTTGAACTTCCATTTTGGGGAGCAGTACAGGACTTGATAGATGATTTCGAGTTCCTAATGTCCATGATTGGAGAATATAATACACGACAAGCATTTCAAATGCTTCTTATCAAGACAAGCGGAAGAATAAATATTCAAAGAAACGGATTAGGAGGAACATCAATTTTACGTGTAGGAGCAGAAGATGATGCACAATTCATGGGAAAGATGGATGCCTCAAACTCCCTGTTTACCGAAATAGACAACATATATAACGGAATACTTGATGGAAGCGGTGTTGTTCCGCCAATGCAATCATCATCAGGTGACAGACCTACAGGAACAACAGCAATGTATTACGAACCAGAAATGGAATGGGCTAGAAGTGACGCACAGATGATAAATACAGCCATAAACGATATGGCTAATATATTTAAATATTATGTAGGATTGATGGAAAATGATGCTACAGGATATAACGCATTAAGAATAAACGCTACTATAGAACCATACTCTTACATAGATTTCTCTGAATGGAACAACACACTTGTTCAGCTTGTAAATTCCCGAATAATATCACTACAGACAGCAAGAGAAGAAAGCGACTTCTCAGCTAACAACGAAGATGATAGAATGGATGAACAGGATAAAAGAACAAACGAAATGGAAGTAAGATTAGTAAATCAAAATGATAACCAAAACGAAAACGATTGACAACTATGAGGAAATTAGCAGAGTTTTTAAGAAAAGCAAGAAAGGCATTTGATTATATATGCCTTAACTATCTAAGGATTGATGGTATGGAACATCTTATCATAGGAATACTATTGATAAGTGTGATGCAATGGTTTCTCCCTGTATGGAGCGCAATAACATTCACTTTGATAATCCTTGCAGGGAAAGAAGTGGTATACGACAAATGGCTAAGACAAGGAGTGCCAGAATGGAGAGATTTATTCTGGGGAGTGGTTGGTATGGTGCTTGGATTAATGTGATGTATTATTTTACAAAATAAAGCGGAGAGAATACTTTAGTTTTATTAAGAGTGATTATAGGCTAAATAGAAAGACTCCTATAATCACTCCTTTTTAAATCTATGAGAAAATTTAAAATTCAAGCAACAGTCCATAGGACAATAGTCATTATGGACGGGGGTGATGGATTACAATAATTATTACATTTTTTATATCCTCTTGTATTAAACGCCTTAATATTTATGGACTTATTTATTAATAGAAGAATAATATTCTTTCATTAAATTTAAAGTAATCTCTTTATCAGAATGCGCGTACTCAGGTATATCCCCTCTAGTTTCCTTCCAAGGATCTTCTCTTTTTACTAATAATTCAAGGTGATCATCAGTGCATTTATTGTATATTCCAACAACTTCGTTTAATAATTGTTCTGTTTTACTTTTCAGTTTAATGTATTTAAAGTTTTTTACTTTTATGTTTTGATAAAAATCTATGTTATTAAATCTTTTAAATTGGGATGGTACAACAGGTCCATGTGTCCATGCTTCAATTCTTTCATCAAATAAAACCTCATTAAAAATTGTATAATGCCACGCTTGACAATAATATAACAATTTCTGCAATTTTAATGGAGAAATAGTATCTCCCGAATTACTATTTAATTGGGAAAGAATCCAATCTGCTATTTGTTGTGATGTATACATACCATTACCTTATAGTCACCCAAACCTGTTCGCCACGCTTTATTGCATCGTCAATCAACTTGTTCAACTTGTCAGATGTATAACGTGATTCGGTAAGTCTGCCTTTTGATGTATTGTTACCAACAAGGATACACCCGGCAGAATCCTTTGCAGTATTTCCACTGTGAAAAAGAATACCCTCAAAATGAGGCACATTTAAAAGTCTTGGCATATTACGCCCGAATTTTGGAGACCAGTTGTATATCACCTGGTATCTTCCATAAGGTATGGCAGATTCTCCATAAACCTTCTTCTCATTCCCATCAAAAACTCCGTTCTTATTCACGTCAACGATTCGATCTTCAAGCGTATTACTGAAAAACTCACCATCAATATACAAACGCCCTATAGTATAATCAGGCTTGCACCATTTTCTTTCTACCAATAGTTCCATGATTTTTTTTATTTATACATTGCAAATATACAAAAAAAGTATTATATTTGCAATGCAGTAATTAAGATAGTTGATCTTTAGATGTGCAGATTTAACTGCAAAAGGCATTAAACGAACTAACTAGCAGTAATATACTGCGTTCTTTAGATTTATTCATTTATGTAAATTTAAACAAGAGAAAGCCTTCAATCTATTCTCTTGTTTTTTTATGTGCAAACCTAAAGTTATTTACTTAAATCTTTCTTATAGAACAATCTAGTTGTTTCTTTTGAAATTTCCACATGACACTTATCCGCCTCTCCATAACCAATCCTAGCCTCTTTCCAAGGCTTTTCGTTACGAATTGACGCCCCCAATTCAAACATTGTCCAAGTAGATAGTTCCTTCAAAATATACCTAATAAAATTACGTTGGTCTTGCGTCAACTTTGCAAATTTCTTATCTACATCTTCTTTGGTATTATTTGAATAGGTCAATTCTTCATACAGCATATATTTATCTTTAAGACTACCATAAACCTTACGACTAATAGGACCATGTACCCATGCCTCAAAAGAATCATCAATTAATTCTTTATCAAAACATGCCAAATGATAAGCATCGCAGTAAAATAATAATCTCTGCAATTTTAAGTGTGACATTGGTCCATAATGTTTTAAAATATAATCTGATAAAATTATAGAATCTATAGTTTCCATACTTTTAGGCATTACAAAACAATTAACAATATTTATACATTTTATTATTGCAAAAATACCATATTTTTTGTTTCTTTGTATAACAATAGATGAACCATTACGATGTTTTTACTTTGGCAACAGGCAGATGTGAATCTTTACTGTTGCCTTTTTTTGTTACGAGTAATTTTAAGAGAAAACCCATCTGCTTTAGCAATGGGATAAATCCGTTTATTTAAGTTTTTGTTCATCTATATATTTTTTAATTGTATCTTCTGATATATGACCAACACTTTCCGCATAATAAGAGCGTGTCCATAATGTAGGTAGTTTGCTTCGTAGACAAGTGAACTCTTTTCTTAATTGATGTGATGTAAACCCTTTTAGTTGTGCTGCTACTAAAGCTGGGGAATCAGAAGGAGTTGTTTTGATAAATATATGCACGAGGTCTGGCATCACTTCCATATTCTCTATTTGCCAATCATTCTCTTTTGCTTTTTGCAATAGTAGTTCTTTTAGGCGCTTTTCAATATCTCCTACAAGAACTTTCTTCCGATACTTTGGGCACCATATTATATGGTATGCGAGATTATACACACAACCCACATTTGTTTTCCATCTTTTTTGCATCTTCCTATTCAAAAATTTGTATGTTTAACTTGTTTTTGTTATCTTTGTGGCAAAGATATAAATAATAATTGAGTCATGCAAGCATTTAAGTATAAGTTATACAAAACAAAACGCACAAAGCATATTGATGATATGCTTAGAGAAGCTGCGTTCACCTGGAATAAGGCGCTTGCCATGCAGAAACGATATTATTCTTTATATGGAAAATACATTAATAGGTGTCACTTACAGAAGTGGTTTGACAAACGATATAAAAGACATTATCTTGGTAGTCAAGTTCGTCAAGAAATAATAGAAAGACTTGATACTGCGTATAATCGTTTTTTCAAGAAACTTGCACAAAGACCACCGAAATTTAAAAAAACCGCTGAATTTGTATCTATTGTATATAAGCAGGCTGGATATAAACTCTACGGGAATGAGTTGATACTTAATCGTAAATTTCGTTTCAAGTTCTCAAAGTCAAGAGAATACGAAGGGAATATCAAACGCGTAATTGTAAAGCGTTCAAGAGTAAACGAATACTATGTAGTCATAGTGACGGATGCAAATCCAAAGACATATCGAAAGACACATAATGGTGCATCGGTAGGAATTGATTTTGGATTGAAAATGTATCTAACTATATCTGATGGTAGAGAATACTCTAACCCACTATTCCTCAAACAGCATCTATCTGAGATTCGCAAAAAATCCCGCAACCTATCAAAATGTAAGAATGATAGCAATAATCGTAAGAAAAAACGAATTGAACTTGCGAAACTACATGAACATTTGCATAACAAGCGAGAGGATTATCAGTTCAAATTAGCTCACGAACTTTGCAGAAAGTATGACTACATCTTCATTGAAAACTTGTGTTTAACCGGTATGACAAAGATGTGGGGCAGAAAGATGAATGACCTTGCGCACGCTGCTTTCATAAATAAGCTGGAATATGTAGCATCAAAGTATGGAGTAGTCGTACATAAGATTGATAGATGGTACGCAAGTAGTAAAACTTGTGAATGTGGATATGTAAACAAATCCCTACAATTAATAGACCGTGAATGGGTTTGCCCAGAGTGCGGCAGTATAAACCATAGGGATTTGAATGCTGCTAAAAATATACTTCGGAAGGGCATTTCCGAATTGGATAGCATGAGTAAGACTTCTTCGGAAGCATCTGCGTTGTACCCAAGAATCCCACTTGCTTTAGCTGTGGGAGTATGTCAAAGCCAAAGCGATTTCAAGAGTTTGATGATAAATATGGTAGCAAACGGAATAACAGAAAGAGTAGAAGCCAATGATCAACAAAGAAGAAATATCTAAGATTGCAGACTATTACTTCCAAGTAAAAAGACTTGCAAACGGTATAAAATCGTCAACTAGAGAGCGTGCGGAGAAGTTCTCTAAGGACCTTCTAGCCATATTCCTTTTGGCAGGGGCTAAATCGTTTAAGTCAATATCAAAACTCCCAGATAACCAAAAAGAAAAAGTGCTAGAACTGACCAAAAAGTTTCGTGAGGATATATATAACGACATATACCAATATGTACTGGAAAGCAATAAACTGTCACTCGAACTAAACGATGATCTTGGATGGGAGTATATTTCAATGACGGACAACGGCATTAAGGAATACATGGAAAGGACATACGGTGGAGAAACGACAAAGCAGAGAATAAACACAAATACAAACAGATTTCGCGCTGTTGTTGAAGTATATCTTGCCAATACATTACTGTCCACAAAAACGAACAATATAGAGAAAATAACGGATGAGGTTCAAAAAAAGATATGGAACAACATATCATCACCATATAACGTATCATTTATTCCACCAAGCAAACAGAAACACTACGGTAGAGGATATGCTACAAACGGTATAAGCCAGTTGTATGTTATAGAACAGCAGATGATTCTAGGTATTTTCAATGAAGCAAATTACAACTCATGGAAAAACATTCCAAATTTCAAGGGATGGAGGACAGCAGTAACGTCTAAAAATCCATGCCAGTTCTGCATTGACGAGCAATACAGAATACACACAGACAGACCTAAGCTGCCGTTCCATGCCCATTGCTTGTGTATATTGTATCCAGTGTTTAATATATAATAACTTGATAATCAACATACCATTGAGTAACATTACCATAAGATGGGGGATTACCAGCATCAACCACGTCATTACGGGTAAATGATTTAGGAATATTTGTGCACGAAGGCATCAATATATTACCTGACCATTGACCTGTATAAGATCCATCTTTCGCTCTCCATCTATATCTAGCGTATGGTCTGCCGGATGAAGCAACGTAATCACTAGAAGTATTATTTGTAATGTTTAATCTGCATTTAGAAGAAGTAGACCCATTTGTCAACTGTCCGTAAACAGAGAATCCAGAAGCGTTGGCTGTTGTATCTCCAAGTGTAATAGAAAGACTTTGAGTAACCACTATCGGCTTACGAATAAATCCGTCAGATGTAGTAGGGATTAAGCATAATACATTTCCACTGTAATCACAAAAATAACCCTTAATATAAATATATGTATCCCCCATAGATATGAGATTATTGCGATTAAGGGTAATTGAAATTTTTCCTGTACTATCAATACTACTTACAACGAAAACTCCAGAATCCACCAACTTCTTTAATTGATTATATACTTCCACCTTTATCTTCATATTAGACCAAGTAAATCCCCCAAGTATTTTACCCCAATTATACCTAGAATCAGCCCAATATGGTGAAATTGTAAGTACAAACGTTGTCTTTGTAGCATCTACAGGATTAGTTAGAATATCTTTATCTATTGTAAGAGGTTTAGCCCCATGATCGTATCCATCAAAATCAGTAAGCCTATACCATGTTTTAGGTCTATCATATACTAATTTCTTATTTACAGAATCATAAATTATACCAGGTAAACTAGCGTTGTCAAATGAAGGGCTAGACGCTTCTTTGGGTTTTATATAACTCCACATATTAATTTTTTCGCTAAGACAAGCATACCCTAAATCATAACCGTTACTAGTAGGGCCGATGCCTAAGGTAGGATATACATCACTATCCAATCCGACAGGTGCAGTGATTTTACCGTTAGAGTGACCCATAATCACCTCCTTCCTCTATAACGGTATAAGAACCTTTACAAACAACAATGCCATTACAACTGATACTACGACAATGAATATCGCCATCAATTATAACAGCATCAGAAATGTCATAATCACTAGGAAGTTCCCCACCACATAGCGTTATAACTTCGACTGCCCCTGTGCAGCTAGACTGCCCCTGTGCAGCTAGACTGCCCCTGTGCTCCCTCGCTTCGCTTCGGTCGCACACCAAATTTCCGTTTACAAACAAATTAATTTTCATCTAACTTACATATTAAGTCATTAACATACTTTACACAGGAATCTAACTCGTCATACCCGTCCAAAATCATAGCACCAACAGTGATGTGAAGTTTGTCTATCACTTCTTTTTTGAACAGCACGGAATTTGCCTTGCTTGTGTCAGACTTTTCTATCACAGTTATTGCGGAATCAATAATCCTAGTGACTTCGGATGGTGACATCATGGGAGTGTCAGCACCTTTCCTCCAAGACTGATATTCTCTCATTTTTTTTAGAAGTTCTTTTTTTTTCATGGCAAATCCGATATAGACTTTTTGACATCATCAAGTGACTTATCCACCCATGATGAAATTACACCGTTGTTTTACCATAAACATACAGGCTTCCTTCCATAAAAAGATTACCGTCATTATCTTGTTTAAAATAGACCTTGTTTATCTTTTCCACAAACTTTCTATTTCTCCAATCTCTGTACATTTTGAACAAATTCTTCATGTATATAATGTTTAATTGGTTATAAATGCCTCTGATTTAATTGTTTCCTAGTTTCAAATAAAGTATTTCAAATACATCCCTTTCTATCTTTGTCACAACGCTCTCATCAAATTTATCCTCGTCAATGCTTTTTATGTAGTCAACCAAAGAATGAATCTTCCTGTTAACATGAATCATAGTAGAACGAACATCATCAATCATCACGCTGTTTGAAGCCTTATCCATCTCCTTGTCTGCAAAAGTTCTCTCATGTATAGTTCCATCTTCCTCAATTTTATATGAAGGAATTTTGAAGAACTCACATACATCAAAACGGCTCATAAGACTAACTGCATTCATTATGCTTGTAATGTCATCATCAGAGCAATCCAAGACAATATCCCTATAATCTTCACACACCAAACAACTTTTAAAAGAAAAATATGGGATATCATCTTCCGAATCAAAAAACCATGTTTCTTTATACTCGTTTGTTTTCATCTCAACAAACCTAGAATGATCAGGTATTAATGTATATTTTTACACACATTTTAGAACGTTAATCCGTTCAGGGCGATACCAACGCCCACTATCAGTTATCATGAAAGAATCACCGAATACTTTATAATGGTGTTCATTTGTTCCTTAATGCCACTACAAATAAAATCGGATGGAGGAAAACCCGAAATATGGCAAAAAAGATAAACCTCCATCCGCAAACAAAAACAAGAATTTAATCAATATAAGCAAAAACCACACATTTCAGAAAGCATTGCAATCTTAAAAGGGCAAATCATCCCGTCTTTCAGGCTGAGCAGGTGCAGGTGATGGAGCAGGTGCAGGTGATGGAGCAGGTTGCGGCATATCTATCTTAAAGCACCCAACTTCATTGTAATATTTACCCTGGTATTCTCTTGCTCTGATTTCAAGATGGGCAGTAATAGTATCACCCTCTTTCAATTGAAGATCACACAGGTTGCCCATTACATAGAAATACACCTCTTTGGCATACATAGAACCAATTTCCTCAACGAGAAAATTTCTCTTTTGCCAAGGATTACCTGCCTTACTTGTACCTGTCTGTAACTGACCTACTTTCTTTACTTTACAATTTAATACTAAATCCATTTTTTTTATTTTTTATACTTATATTCTTTAATAGAATCCAACTCTCTCATTGCGGACAGCCTTCTTTTGTGAGCGTCCACCCTTATCCAGAAAACTTTCCAGCTAACTTCTTTCCCTATAGTAGAGTTTTCTTTTAGTATCTTGCCACACTTGAAAATCTCATTGACAAGATAATCATACCGTTCTTTATCATAGACATATTTCATACAACAAAAGTATTAATTAAAAATAAACTAACACAGAAAATAAAAATAAAAAAAGTTAATCAAACGGTTAAATTTTCTTCATCTGTTTTGGATAATACTTCCACATCACCATCATCCCCTTTGGGATAATACAGTTCGTCAATATATTTACTGGCTTCTTTCTCATTTATAAATGTCTTTACTACCTTTCCACGTTTGGTAACGACACGATAATTAATATCATTTCCTGCTACAACCCTGTAGTAATTGCAATCATCTACATCAACAATATCAGGAGCATTATCATCAACACACATCATACTTAATATGTGAGAATACTCATTTACCTTCATCGTACAGGAAAAAACATTAGGAACATTTTCCACTATCAGCCCTGCATCTATCAATGAATCAAATACAGACCGTTTAGGTTTGTATTTAAGTCTTTTCCTTATTGACTTTAATGTGATTATATTATCTCCTCTTTGCGCTGATATTATAGCCAAGCGTAATATACGCAAAGCATCAATATTACATAACGGCAAAAGATACTTATACAACTGAATGGGAGAAAATTTATGAAAATGATCAATCACGTCTTCATCCTCTATCTCCTTCGCACGCCTTTCCCGCTCTTTTTTTCTAGCCGTAAAATTAGTAGTTTTCCTTACTGCCATCAATTATCCCTTCCATGTATCATTTTCCTTTATCCATTTACGTTCATCATCGCTAAGATCACCCGTTGACTCCCTATGATATACACATTTCTTGCATAATCCTGCTTTAGCACGAACACACAAGTCACAGTCATAAGGAAAGAATGCTATAGTAGTCTTATCATAAAAATCATCACCAGCATCATCATCATCAGACAACCAACCCTTAAACTTGGCCAACATGTCCAAAGCACCTTTTACATCCTTAAAATCAGCAGTGTCAATATCAGAACGTTTAAGGAAACTTTCTATAAGTTTTACAGCATCTTCAAATTCAAGATTGTCCTTGTTTATCAATTCCTTTGTCTTTTCCCTCTTCTCTTCTTCCAAAACACGCCTCATGGCAGGTGTGACATACTCGGAAGCAAGCATGGAAGATTTGGCATAATTGACAATCTGGGCTATCCTGGGAGAATTAACCCATTGCCTTGCTTTCATCAACAAAGTACGCTCAGACATGTCTTTATCAACTTCATGGGTTGCCTTATAAAACAATACAGGATTGGTATCTATAACATAAGCCGAAGCAGCCCATAACTCCATCTCGTCCGCATCATCAATATTCTTGGCTATCTCAATCTTCTTCTGCTTTTCATCGTCAATAAGAAGATTGTTACTAAGGGGAAGTTTACCCCATCCTTTCTTATTACGCATTATCTCTCCTCCTTCATTTTGCCTTTTACATACTTAACCTTCTCGTCAAGTTCAGAAGTATATTTCAAAAGGTTATATATAGTGCTCCTGTCAATACATAAGAAATCAGAAATCTCAGACATGCTTAATCCCATGTCACGCATGACACAACACACAAGCGCACGGTTCATCACGATATCATGTTTCCTGCTTTTCCTGTTTACATCAATATCGGAGAGTCCGCTTGCCGACAAAACCCTCCTAAAAAGCAACGCATTATCAGCCTTTTTTCCCATTTTCCTTGTCTACAATTAATTGCATAATATCAGCATAACCAGCCAAGTCAACCATATTGTCACGCTTTCTATGGAATCCCTGTCTACATAATTTTAAAGCTATCTGAACAGCCACACAGTCATAAGGAGATAATTCCTTTCCCGTAATCAAAGAAGCTATCTTGGAAATGTTTTCAAAATTGGCTACAGCATCACCATAATCAGACTGCCTGCTGTTACTACGTATATCCTTTGCTTCATCAAGAATGCTTTTACTTTCCGTGTTACCAGGATTACTCATGTTACCTGCGTTATCTTGGTTATCATCAATGCAGTCAGAAAAAAGAATATACTCTTTACCCTGGTCGTCCGCACAAAGAAACTTTTCACCATTCTCAAAACAATATTTAACAGTGACAAATTCACCGAACACATTTGACTTGCTTACAGAATCTTCACCGTGAAGTTCAATATATTTTTCACGACTAATAATTTTCAACTTGCATCCAACATAATAAGTCATAACAAATCCCCCACTTTTATGTTTTCCATATCCTCCTTGTCAGAGAAGAATATACGATCGTACTTTGTTTCACCAAACTCAACAAACATAGCAAGAACAAAATACTTGTTCAATACACTATCGTACCCCTTATCGTAAATCTTGTTTATCTTCTTCGTCTTCATAAAATTGGTTCAAGGAAACCCACAAATCTTTAGTTTGTGGGAGGAATTGAACCACTATTCCTTCTTTCTGTTAATATTGTTTTTCTTATATCTATCAATCGCAAATGCTTGCAACTAATAGAACCTTTGTTTACTTTTGTACCGTCAAGTTTCCTAATATCAAAGAAACCACTATCCCTTCTTCCAAATATGTAATACAAATCATTTTGATATTCAACCAAGTCAAACAACCTAAAACCTTTCACTAAGAATGGTGCTTGATTGAGTTTCTTCCTGCCACCCTTTAAGAAATTAGCCTTGTGTATCTGCCTATTTTGACATCTTACTTTCTTCTGATAGAAATAATAACCTAAAGGTTTAGCCACAGGATTACCACTGATACACCTTGCATCAACATAATGCTCTTTAGGGAGATTATTAGTGATACGGGTATTCTTCGTGATATAGCCAAAAGTCATACTTACATTAGGATAGATATTCTTTAGCCTATCATAGAAACTCCATCGCATAATTCCCATAAAGGCGGCATCTCTAAAAGACTTTCCACGTTTTACATTTAATTCAAACTCACCTCTATGATATGCCTTGTGGCAAGTTTCGCAAAGAGTAATCAAGTTATTTGGGCTATCCCCTCCCGTCTTTCTGCTCTCAATGTGATGCACATTCAAGACCTTATCTTTACTCTTACCTTTGCAATGTTGACACTGATGTCCATCACGATGAAGCACATAATCACGCACATTAAAGAAATCAAGTTGGTCCCCTTGTTGGTATTCACTGCCAGATATACTTGGATTCTTAATCTTTTGTATATCAAAGGAAGCAGTTTCTACTATGATATTAGTTATCGGTAGGAACTTATGTATTTTTTCTACAACAGTCAAATGAGTTTGGATTTTGTTTTCAATAGATGGTGCTAGCCAACCTTTACGCTTGGAAGATACCCTGTTATTGAAACGCGCCTTGCGATAACGAAGCCTACTCCTACGAGTCCTTCTTTGTTCTCTACGAGTAGATAGTTTCTCTACAATGTCATTTCTAAGTTCTACATCTGCTGCATACAATTCCTTTTCACTTGTTGTTGCTGAAATACCTATATGCTTGCTACCAGCATCTAAACCCAAACTTATGGGCTGCGTATAATCTGTTGTGTCATAATCCAATTGAATTGTGAACGGGATACGGCACACAACGTGGGCAAGACCATTCTTTAATAGCCTTCTCACTTTACCAAACCTTTCAGTTGGCATAAGTGCTTGTCCTTGTTTGTTAATTACGTAAACCATTTTACTATAAGTCGGATTTCTCCGTTAAATGCTCATCGACAATGTTATGGAGAGGTTTTAACCTTAGAGCAAGGGGCTTGAGCAAACACCCCTTGGTAACTATATATTCTCTCCTAACGTAGCACCAGAAGTGCTTAGTCTAATCAACATCTACAGGTCTTTATCCTGTGGGAAGTTGACTTACCTACCATTTGTATGACCAAAACCTCCTTCTCCTCTATCCGTTGAATCAAGGCTATCAACCTCAACAAACTCAACATCAATATAATTACTGAAAAGAAGCTGTGCTACTCTTTCTTTAGCAGCAATATAGAACGGGTCTTTCTCAAAACTTTTCACAACAACACCTATACCGCCAGTGTAATCACAATCAATGACACCATCCAGAACATCAGCATCATGATATTTACCATCAACACCAAAAATTCCTTTCAAGGAAAATCCACTTCTAGCTTTAATAATGGATTTAATGCCATTTGGCATCTGAATAGCTATACCCAATTTAATAAGATTACGACCTTTTCTTATCAAAGTGTTGTCAGGAATATACAAATCGTATCCGGCAGCACCAACAGTTTTTTTTTCGGGCAAAACAGCATCCCGTCTTAATTTTACAAATTTTACTTTATCCATTTTTAACATCCGTGTTTAATCTAAATGCGGCTTCCATAGCCTCATCCTTTGTCCTATACAATTCTATTTTTTCAAACATACGACCATCATCACAGTCATACGTACACAAGGTTACAGCCCACATATTACCACGGGGAGAATAAAAGTATTTCCCGTAATCAGGTCCCATAACCTTTCCGTCAATCTTTATTTCACCTCTTCTGTTCATGCTCTTTTTTTACCCCGAATTTTTTCCTGAAATCATCAACAGAACATGCTATGCGATTACCAAGACGGTCTACATACAAAACAGCACATGTGTCCACCCCGTAACGTAAACTCAACATGCTAATAATACTGTCAACGACACATTCATCACCAGTTTTCAAATCAAAATATTTGTTTCCTATGATAATAAGTTCATGATCAGTTAATGGGACAACACGTTCTATTTTGCTCTCACGATACTTTTTCAACTTTTCAAAGAACTCACGGTGCATGACACGCTCATTCTCATCCATGATATAGTAAAATTCACAGCAAATATCATGAACATCCTTTACCGTATTAATCTCACTAAGGTTATCAATCACATTTTGCAATGCGTCAAAGAAATTCACATCATGCTCATCCAACACTTCTTCCATCATTCTATCAATGGAAGCAATAGCCGCGTTCTTGAAATCAATATCTTCACAACGAAATCCCAAAGAAATATAATTACGCAAGGAAAGAAGATTTTCCTTAAATTTTGAGTAATCAAAGTCAATTTCTAATTTAATATCCATTCTCTGAATTTTTCAATGTTAATACTATTTAAATTTTTAATAACAGCATCTCCAATATCATCATTATGCTTCAATCCGTAAGACAGGAAAGGACAATCCCACCATCTTGAAACACGTCCTTTGTCACCCCACAAAGATATAGCTTTATCATCAAAGTCTGGAAACAAAATAACATTTTTTGGCAATTTATTTCCAAGCTGGTTCATACCTCCACAAGCTGTCCATATAAAACCGTTCCCGAAAGCCATAGAGGCTATCAGGGCGGTCTTCTCCGATTCGACCATACAAGTTATAGCGTTGTTACAATAATCCCCAGAAAAAGGCTTAAAAAAACCCTTGTAAGTAAACCCGTCACCTGTCGTAAACTTCCTGAACGCATGGGTTTCCTTTTTCCTGTGACCATTCTCCCCATATCTTATCCTATTATCATGGCATACATTACCATCCTTATCAAAATACCAGAATACAGCCGATTCCCTTCCCAAACATCCGATCTTATAACGAGTGAACACATCATTCACCGAATAATATCCAAACACATTAGAAAGATACTCATACAGGTTATTACCACTCCAATGGTCAACATCACTAATCCTATCAACATATTTTATATCAACAAACTTGGATTCTTTTTTAGCAGAGTCGTATTCCTTCTCATAAAAATCCTTTAGACTAATCCTGCAACCATTAGGGCTTGACAAAATCCTAAAAGCATCGGAAGCATTGCTGCAACCGGGAAGATAAGATATAAGAAAGTCAAACAAGTTGACAGAATCACCACCCTGTTCTGTAACGGTGATACTGCCAGATTTGTTCATATAGAAAACGAGCTTATCCTTCCTGCTATGACTCTCCAAATTTATACGGGCAGGTAAAGTCCATCTCTTCCCCCTACGCCTTAGAGGAAGACCAAGCACAATGTCAAGATTGGAAAATATATACTCATAATCAATAGAAGCCATGCTACTTAAAATTATACCATCCCTGTTTCAAATCCCTAAAGAAATCACTCCACGTATAACGGTAATTATCAGGATACCCCAATGAACTTGATAAGCATGAAACATACCCGCAAGGTCTTTTACCGTCACTCCATCTGTACATCATCTCAGTAGGGACCATAAATACAAGAAGAACAAAAACTATATCAATGTATATAAGAAACATAACGAAACGAATAAAATACCTCATAATCATTTATCCTCCCCTAAAAGCAATCTAATGGAAAAACGCAATGCAATCTCCCAATTATAATAAAACGTTCCAAGAAGATCGAAAAACAGACTGTAAACAGCATCCTTATCACCATCAGGAACGGAATCCATAACGGATTCCATAGTACGTACATCATCACTAAACCTTGCATTCTTTGTAGTATATCTCCACAAACCGCCTATGGCAAGAATACGGGCATGCTCATACACATGACCGTCAATAGCGTAGTTGTCACAAAGATAATCATTAAACCACTCCTCTCCAAAAATGGCATTACTACTAACAGGGCTGGAAGATAAAACCATATTCACAAATACACTAGGGTGACAATACTGCTCAATCTTACTTGATTCATTGTCAAATTCAACCTTGAACGCATCCTTCCCACTTTCCTTAATGCTTGATATCATGTCATTGACGTAGATGGTCTTCAACCATTGACTGAAATTATATCGGTTCAACCCTGAACCAATACGAGCACTGTTTATCGTAGACTGAACATCAGATACACAAACATACCAGTCACTAGAAACACGAATACGATTATCAAACAAAACAATTTCTTTATTATCCATAAAACTAAAATTTTTCAGCAAAAATACATATTAAAATAATATGGCAAAAATAATAACGGTTAAATAAAGTTACGGCTCATTCTTTCCAACCAATGTTTCACCGTCAATGGTTATTCTTGTATCACCTCCTTTTTTGAGTATAAATACTTGTTGAACCCATTTGTTTACCAAATCACCTATATATACCTTCACTTTTGACGCGCCAGGCTCAGCCGTAAATGTACGCGAATCACCTGATTTGAATTTTGCAGACCTATTGCCTATCTTCTCCCCATTATCATTACACTCGAATAAATGAATGGTAGTAGAAAGACTAGTGTTCACATCAAAAACAACCGTGTAAGTTGTATCAACATCATCCCCGCTGTCTGAACATGCGGAGAACATTAAAGACATTGCTGTAAATAACAGCATCATACTTAATAACTTTTTCATAAACTTCAATTTTTAAATTTAAAATGGTAAATCTTCTTTCATTATATCATCAGCCTGTTGAAGCAGGTATTCTTCCGGGTTATATTTCCGTCTTAAGACAATCTGGAACAACCTATTCCTGTTCTCATCCCACGCAGAAGTAACGGAAAATCCCTCCTGGCGTATCATGTCAACCATCTTTCTCTTACTGTAAGGTCTAACACCACAGTCATTGCAATATGCTATGTATTTAACATAAAGGTCACGATCACGGATAGCAACTTCTTCAATATCACCAGAAGAGTCATATCCTGAATCGTAAAGATAAGACAGTACACTGTTGGAATCACGCCTTGCATTTTCCGTAACAGATTCTATCGTGTAACTTCTCGTAAATTCACCCTTGTTCTTCACAAACCGCCTTGCACCCTCTATTATCCAGTTGATAATAGCTGCCGATTCCTTAGACAACTTCATCGGAAGAGACCTGTCCTGTTCTGATTCCTTGAACACACGATAGAACGGAATGACAAGGGACCGTCTGAAATGCCCGTAAGTCTGGTCCGAAACGGAAGGCATCTTGTTAAGGTTGGCCATGAAAGGTGGCATCATGTCGGCAAGGAAAGGCTCACCGAAAGGAAGACGCGCCATAGTAGGCTCACCGGAAATGAATTTCTTGTACTTACCCCCACTCACATCCTTACCGCCCATCTCAGAAGCGTAGTTGAGCAACTTCCCGTTTATCATCGCTATATTGTACTCGCATGTGGACTTGTCACCTGACAGATCAGCCATCTCCATATAAGAGACATTATCCTTACCCAAAGCATTGACAACAGCGTCAAAGAACACGGACTTACCGTTACTGCCGCAACCTAACAGATAGCACATCTTTTCCATCTTTATCTTCTTCCTGTCAACAAAAGCACATCCTACAAACTCTTGCAAGGCATCCTGTGTGTCCTTCACAGGAATGACATCATCCAAGAACTTCTCCCACAACGGACTTCGCGCAGACGGATCATAATCTATATGGATACGTATGCAAGATTCTATCATTGGGGAGAAATCAAACGTCTCCATCGTTTCGGTATCAAGCACGCAATTGTCAAACGTGATGAAGTTACGTTTAGGATTGAATATCTCATGTGTCACGTTCTTCACAATGGTACGATAGAAACGTTCACTCGTATCTGTCATATACAACTCGCTAAGACCGTTTATCCTGCACATATCCATGCACAGACGCATCAGATCATCCTTCATCATGGGAACGAATATCTTTCCGTCAAAAGCCATTATGGAACCACTTCTGTGACGCCGGAAATTACACTCCCTACATGCATCCGCTATATCCATCTCAACCATAGCGGAAATAGAACGCTTCCATTCACCCTCATCCCTAGCCTTTCTGAATCCTCTTCCGCCACCCTTGTCTGACAGCTTTCCCATCACGGAGTCAAGTATATATTCATAAGAAGCCTTAGCCGATTCAGCGATAGTCATTGTTTCCTCCTTTCTTATTACCCGAACCATCCGAAGCACCAGAAGCGCCCGTTCCATCCGAAGCACCTATCCCATCTGGCACTATCTCACCGAATCTCACTACAGGATACAGGTCATATTCGTCCGTGGATATGTCAGGGGATGCATCCATATCCTCCAATGACCTATACACGTCCGCTATATGCTCAAGTTTCCTGCACACGATGGAATCACGTCTTATACCATAATACTCTATAAGGTCCTCCATATACTGTACCGTGATGTCTTTGAACCAAGTGAACGCATCATCACGTGTATTGGACCCGTAACAGCACGTATTATAAGTATACCCGAACCGTCTCATCCTGACGAAATAGCTGTTCCGCCATAACGAAACGGATTTTTCCATCGGTTTTCCCGCGTTTATTATGGCTGTAACTATACTGCCGGGCATAAGCGCACACCGTGATACCATCGCGTACTTCTTCCTGCCTTTCCCGCCTTTCCCATCCTTCACGCCAGGTGCAATGTCCACATCCGGCACGAACCTGAGATCATCCACGCTTCTCCCGCCAACAACGGACGTGTCATGACGCATAAGGTAGTCTGCGTCCACGATATGTCCGTACTGTCTAATCTGGTCCTCGCACCATGAAGCGAATTTCCTGAGGGATCTTTTCCATTCATACGGAAGCGCATATCCGTACTTCTCGCATGCCTCCCCGATACGTTTCCTCTCCTTCTCCCATTTCCGCTTCATCTTCCTCTCGTACTCCAGCACTTCACCCTCCACGCTGACACCGATTTCCTTCGCAGTGAGTGATTTCGCAGTCAAGGGTACGGGAACGCGCTTGACGAATGTCTTCTCCGTCACGAACACCGCCTTTGTACCGTCCTCCAGAGGCTCGTCAAGTTTAAGGCAGCAGTGACGGTCCCTGAAACTTACGAGCGTAACCCACCCGAAAAGATGCGTCTGTACCCTCATTCCCTTAAACCACCTCTCCCTGTCGGGCATGGCATCGGAAAGGCATATGACACGCCTGGGTTCGGGCAGTCTCAGCTTAATCTCTATTTCCTCTTCCATATTTACACACACATTACAATAATTCGTTCTAATACGCTGCAAATATAGCATAAAAAAAAACACAAAATTACGTAGTTAAATTGTTTAACTACGAATGTTTACGTATTTAACAATAGCGTGTTTAGAAAGATAGTTTATCTTCTTTTACACAAGATTTTTTACTTTCACGTCCACAGTATGTTTTGAATAGCAAAAGTAAAATATATTGATTGTTGTTATTTTTTATTTTTGTTGTGATTTTTCTTATTTTAGTTAAACGAATTTAACTATATTTTTTTTATTACTTATCATTTTGTACGTTAACAAATGTAAAATTGGCATAATTTAACATAAAATAAAAAATTATGACATCGATAGTTGCATAAACAACTAATTAATCCCGGAAAACTCGTAAAAAACCTACGAAATTCGTTGATTTTTCGTAGACTTCGTAAACTCTTCGTTTTTCAACACTTGTCAAAAAACTCGCAAAAAACGACAACTAAATGGCTTATTTTCAGCATTTTAATCGTGTAAAGAAAAATTGAATCGTAAATCGTTGAAATTTTATTTCCTATTAATTTCCATATTAAATGTTAATGGTAATATATATATACAATATATGCATACACGTACACCATATATACTCTATTACAATACATTAGCACGTACACGCATCATATACTGCATATACGGAAAAAAAGCATGACGAAACCATACGCATAATTTAGTATAGATACATATCAAAACGACGAAATCAACGAAGAATACTGTAAATCAATACATTATAACGCACAAAACGACCGTTAAAATACATAAACACGTACGAAACACACGAAAAAACATACGATTTTCGTAACTTTTAATGTAAAAATTTATCGCTTTTTGTTGAAAACTACCCGAAACATCCACGAAAACAGCAAAAAATAAAAATACAGGCAAAATAGGGACGGAAAAAAAATTCTGGAAAAAATTTATCAGGAACGACACACCCCGTCTACGGGATGTCATAAAGGGGGGTATAGTACTGTTTTTCAGGATGTTAATAACGGATGTACATCACGATAAATGCCGTTTGTAAAGAAAAATAAATTCTTTCTATATAGGAATGGCTTCGAAAATGCTTACATAGTAAAATATCTTGACAAGTGTAAATTACGAAGGTTTCGTAACTCCCTCACGTTTAGACACTTACAATTAAATTTAACCCTTTTTAACCTTTTTTAATATCAATAAATCTTTACATGGCTAATATTTTGTGTGCATATTATATATAATAAGGTACAATTTAACTATTGTTTAATATTATATAATATTAATCTAAAATATATATACAAAATATCTTCAAATTGATAAAATCAATCTAAATATATAATAGATGTTAACGAAATATACAACATTAAGAAGATAGTAGTATGTTTGCAGTGTCGGAAGTCAATAGGACATGATCGGAAGGACAAAGGGATACTTGACGTAATGAGACAGCCTGCTATAGTGACAGTATAGCACGGAACCGAAAAAAAAGGATAATCGGTATATAAATAGCGGTATGGCTAGCCACGATACAGAGGTACGGAATACTTGATACAGGCGATAGTGTTTTAGTACGATATGTGATTAGCTCCTTGATATTGTAATGTAGCTGCCATCAGATCGGAATAGATCGGAATAGATCGGAATAGATCGGAATAGATCGGAATAGATCGGAATAGATAGTAACGGTTACAAGCCCGTATAGATACAGAGTACAATGTCAAACTAAATATTATAATTATGAAAACAAATGAGACAATTCTTAAAGAAATCACGGAGAACGGTGTAATCACTAAACAGCAATTAAGTTTACTAAAAAACCGCTCTAACAAGGTGCAGAAAGACGTTATAAATTACGATTGGTTGGAAAGTGTCGGATATGGTTACGGCATTCCATTAACAGAGGAACAAGGAGTACAAGGGCTGAATTGGTTAAAGAAGTTCATCCGAAAAGATGGTAGTAGTAGGGTATACGGATATAGGGAAATAGATATAATTAATAATTCTTCTCCGTCTGACTTCGTTTTCAAGGGGTTTTATGATACTGGGAATAGTTGGTTTAAAGTATTTTTACCGATCTACCATCTTAACGGAATGGAATATATTCCAATGAAAGAACCTTATATAATTGGATAATATGATGCTAGGCGTAAGGATATGAAAGAATACAAGTTAACAGTAGAATTTCATAATGGACAAAGGTTTTGCTATTATGGAAAAACGAAGAAACAAGCTATAGCCGAATTTAAGCGTAATTTTGGCAACTTTAAAGGTTTTATTAAAAAGGAATGGGAAATAATTAACAATTAAACAATTAAATAATTAAATTATGGAAGCAAATAGAGTTTACAATTACGAAAGTGCAGTGAGAAATGACGTTATCGAATACGGTAATGAATGGTTATCTTACAATAATGAGACAGTAAGAGAGGAAAACATAGATGAAATTAGAGATCGCCTGTATGAAGCTATGTGGACATCTGACAGTGTTACGGGTAACGGATCGGGATCTTATACCTTTAATCGTTGGGTCGCAGAAGAAAATTTATGTCATAATATGGATCTGTTTCTGGAGGCGGCTGAAGAATTTGGAAGTGATATATCAAGCCTGATAGAAGAAGGAGCCGAGGTTATGGATGTAACTATAAGATGTTACCTGTTTCCTAGATTATTGGATGAGTTTTTGGATGAAAAATTAAACGAAAATGAATAATAATTGATTATGGAAACAAGAAAAATGACAGCTAAAAAGGCTAAAGAGTTGTTATACGATATCGAAACATTCGTACATATAGGAGGTTTTGAAACTGGTTATAGAGTTAATTTAAAGCGCTCTAAATCATTGTGTCATTACGCTTATAATGAATACAAGGACTTTTGCGATGATGAAACGAAACTGGCGGTTATGGCAGAAATGGATGTGTGTAGGGTTTTTAAGGCAGAAAAAAGAGAATTATATCATGTTCTTAGAAACGATTATACCAGTTACTACATTTACTTTGATGATGAATCTAAATTTTACTATGGCGAAATAAATGGTAATCAGTTCCTTATAGTTTCCTCGTTAGGATATTGTAATATATTCCAGCTATTCCGCGTTTCCCTTCCGGAAATTAAACAATATACGGATAGTGAGATAGAACAAATGTATAACGAACTGCAAACAGGTAGAGAGATACATTTTGAAACAAAAACGGATATATGTAAAGCAAGCATCATAGATCCAATGATTTACTCAATCATAATAGAGGGGCAAATGAAAAGAACTATACCTAACAATTTTGAACTATTTTGCAAGTACGTAAAACACGGTGCGATATGATAGAGATATTAATACTATTGGGTTGCCTGTACTTATCTATACGGGTAACTGACTATTTAGAAAAAACAAAATTTTGAGAATATGTATAAAATATTAAGGAGAATATTCACAGATTGTGACATTATAGATATGTATGGTCTGTATTGTGAGTTTACAAATAAAACTTTATATTATGACTACAAATAGACTTTATTACACAACATCAAAAATATATGTTCAAGCCGGAACAACCTTTAAAAATAAAAAGGAACAACAAAAAGCCGAAAATAAAAAGCGGGTTATGTTGGCGGTTCTTGATGCATGATGGAATAACTTTTGAAATGAAATAAAAGTCAGATAATTCAGATAAATTTTAATGATATGACACAGAAAGAAGCATTAAAGCAATTGCAATCATATTGTGCGATAAATGGTTTCGCCCTCTATCCATCAAGTTTACCGAAACAAACATACGCCATAATATTGGCGTGCGGTGATGATGGCGAAATAACAACACGTTACCCGAATAAGCGTATAAGCGGGTATTTCACCCCGAAAGAGTTATTAATATGGATCGAAGGATATTACGCACATTGCGAATAAAATAAAGTGATTATGAGAGTTTATTTTGCAGAAGTAAAAACAAGATATCAAGCTATTAAAGAATGTCCGTTTACGCCTTCAAATGTCGCAAAGGTGTATGGGGGCTTCATGTGTTTTGAGTCTACGAATGACTACAATACATGGAAAAACCAAAAGTAACCAATTATCCCGTATCGGCTTAACATATACGTATGCTAGGACTTTTTGCAAACATATCGTCTTATGACACCCCGGCAGTAATACGGCTGCCGGGATTGTGGAAAAAGGATATTAAAAACGAACATTTAAATAAAGGAGGAAATAATATGTTCATGATTTGCATTATGATTTGGTTAGCTGTTGGAGTAGGTAAGGAGATGACTGAAAACAACGGTTTTTAAGCCGAATTATTCGCCAAAGGTTGAAAGCCTTACAAGTGGTGCAAGTTCCACGGGCGGAACTATTACTAACTAAAAACAAAATAAGATTATGGAAAAGAATTATTTTATTCAGATTAACGAGGAAACACGTAGTATAATGCTTCAACCGTGTAACGCATTCGAGGCTATAAGGCTGATAAACTTCTACAGCGATGGAATAAACCTACTTAAAGAAACACAAGAAGTTACAAGCATAGAACTGTATAAGATTGGCGAACCATTACCGAAACGAATAATAATTTAAGCAATTTGATATAATGGGAACGAATAACAAACAATCTATATTAGAAGGGCGTAAATGGGATGTAATAGAGAGTATTGACGGGTATTTTTCCGGGGAAAAGAATGGAGTGATCATACAAGGCGCGACAATGAGCGAATTATATGAAAAATGCAAATCTTTTGATATAGCTTCGGTTATGGAGAAAATTAAGACGGGTGTAGATCTGAACAACTGGGAAAAACGCTTAATAAAAGTTAATAAAAAGTTGTTGGCAAACCAATAAACTATATCTTTGCTATATGAGAAATAAATATGTTACAGAATATAAGGGATGTACTATAGAAGTCATTGGAGAAAACGACTTCATGTACAGGATAATTAAGAGAGGTGCAAAAGGACAACGGATGGATCTTTTTGTAGATATGTTTTACAGAACCACTTCTGACGCTTTAAAGGGTGCTATGAGATGGATAGATAATAATGTAAGGAAGGAGTAATATTATGATTTTTGGAATTATTTTTGCAATGATAATGAGGGTTTTATGTGGAAATATGTTAGACGATTAATTATTATCATTATATGGCTTATTGTGTTACAAATTTTATCTGAGTGTTAAACATGTTTGTCTATGACTAAGAAAATTGGAATTGTTGGTTCGATGATAAATACATCTGATTATCTTTTATTTAAAGACCTAGGAGAAAGATATATTCTAAAGCGATATGACTCTATCGAACAAGCCAATAATGATGATTGTGATTGCATTATAGTAACGGATGGGGATAAGGATTGTCGTGATAATGGTGCGTGCGTTTTAACTTACCATGATAACCCTATTAGCAATGAATATATATACTCGCCTAACCAACCTAAAACAAAATGTCGTGCAAAAGATGAGAGATGTACAAGTAAACAGATTTTAAAGCGAAGAAAGAAAAACAAGAATAAGAAGACACACAGGAGAAAGTAAGATGGGAAAAATAAAAGTAGGAAAACTAAACCCTGGCGACTTGTTTGAGTACAGAGGTGTGATATATGAGGTAATATATATGGCAGGTTGGAGTGTTCGTTGCAGGTATGTGAATGATAAGTGCAATTACGGTACTTGGTGGGATTATCTTTATTGTGATTTTAGTATTCATACAATTGTTGAGATATGAAAACATTAATTTTTGATGTAATGCTTGATGGACGATTTGTTCACACATTCAAGTATGAATATTGTCCATTATTCCCTATTGATATAGAAGAACTGGAGAAGTTTGTTACTGACAGGCTTCCTACATTGAAAGACAAAGACTTTAGAATTGTATTTTAAAATGAAGAAGATATTAATGAGAAAAGAAATTAAAATATGAAAAATGTGATTTTATTTGCTAGTTTAATATTAGCACTATCATCTTGTGATCGTAAATCTTATCATGTGAAGGGTGGTACTGCAATAACCATTGATGGAGATACCATTGAGTTTTATGGTGGAACAATTACTTATCCCTTTGCCGGTCAACGTAGTATTAGTGGAATAGTTATTAAAGGGAAATAATATTGAGATATGGAAATAAAGAACGTAGGACAACTTAGAAAAATAATTGAGAATCTTTCCGATGATTACGAAATAGAGATGCGTGTTAGACGCAAATTGACGGATGAAGAATTGAAAAATTGCAGATACCCTTACCCTTATGATACAGATTATTTAACTCTAGAATTTGACGATATAGGCGTTTCTTGCAAAGTATTGTGCTTGGGTGTAACTTCTAATGAATGAACGGTATGGAAATAAATAGCGGAATAATAATAGATGGAGTGCTGCATGAAATGATTGAACTGATTGATGCGTCTAGTCTAAATTTCGATTGCAGTAAATGTTCGTTGAATAAAAAATGCAATAAGTGTAAGATGAGGAATGAATTATATCTGTGTGATGTGATGGGTTGTTTCTTCTTTGTCAATCGTGGTAAAGTAACGGATATTAAAACAGAGGAGGATAAGGAATGAAACAGGTATTATCAATCGAACAGATGAAGCACTTGAAGGAGCTTGGGCTAGATACAAGTGATGCAAGCATGGTATTAATAGCCACGGATGATGATGGTTGCGAATTGTTATGGGAAGATGCTGAAAAAGCAATTAAGCACCATTGGTACAATGTCCATTTTAATCTATATTACGTTGACACTAGTAGTTATGATCATTCCTTAAAAAAAGAGTGTGGAGTTTTTACCTTGCAGGATATTCTCGGCAAGTTACCGCGACACATAAATGACTTTGGTACAAAATATAAGCTGCACATTGAACCTACTTTTGCTGGACCTTGGTGTATAAGTTATCAAATAGGCATATGTGAACCATTTGTTTTTAAATTGTCAGGAAATCTATTGGATGCAGCCTATGATATGCTGTGCTGGTGTATTGAAAAAGGATATGTTAAAGTTGGAGAGGAGGAAAAGTAAATGGATATAGTACCTATTGTAACAAAAGATGATCTTTCTAAAGAACAGATAGAGTATCTACAAAAACAACAAACAGAATATAAATTGATTAAAAAAGTTAAGAGGAATCCAGGGCATATATTATTCTCTTTTAACGTTAAGACAGGGGAGATAAAGAGAGCTTCTATTATACATAATGTTTCTATAGGACTGAATGGGCTTCCTATAACTAGGGCTGAAACGGTCATAGAACCTAATTGCTATTATGAACAAGCCTTAAATGAAAAGAATTTTAGAAAAAAATTGAGGAAATCAGGATTATTAAAAAACGAATAATTATGGGATTTACGACACCGTGTTTTATACGTAAAAACACACAGGAACTTCGGAAGAAGTTAATAGAGCTTGGTTACAAATCATCAAGAGTTATAGATGATAATGAAGAGTTATGTTTAGCAACAGGTTTAAATAAATATACCCACATTACGAATGATATGTTTGATTCAAAAGATCCGCATATAACTTGGAATTGTGCTGGTAGAATTGATTGTGGAACCAATGAAGAGCTTTTCCTAGCTTTAGCCGCATTGAGGAATGATACAAATAACAATCAATGGTTTATAGCAGAATCTTCACTTAGTGTTTCTTTTGATGATGCTATTGGTAATGACCATTATTTCGTAGAACCTAAAGGTAGATTCTTCTTTTGGGGTATAGAATATCAAAATTCAACAATTATTTTAGGAAATTTCCGTAAAGCCACCGTAGACGAACTGATTGAATATTTTAAAACAAAGGAGGAACAATGAAAGCAAAGTATTTTAAAAAGATAAGAAACCAAGTTAAGTGGTATAAGGTATCATATAGAGATAGTTTATTTTTTAGTTTTAGCGATGAGAAAGAAATATTGGCTAAATCTCCTGAAAATGCTTGTGTCAGATACCATAAACGTACTGGATGTTTTGTTAACAAATATAATCCTAACCATATCACACAACATAGCGAATGTCTTTCAAGGTTCAAAGTATGTATAGGTAAGAAAGTAATGTATTTCGATTAAATATGAAAGCAAGAATAAAAAGAAAAATACAAAAACGACCATTTTTATATAATGTAGGACAAGTTTTTAAGGCTTGTGATTGGCTTACTAGTATTCAACGTGGAAATATTGTTTGGCATAGGTATCGTTCATTTGGTACTATTATTAAATCAGAATATTAAATATGAAAGCAAGAGTAAAATCAACAGGGGTTTTGGTGGATGTAACTCCCCAATTAAACATCAACTCTCAACATAGCAGAGATTATTTATATGTATGTGATAACATGGTATTCAAGGAATGCGAACTTGATTTTTCAGCTATCGACTGGGAACAGCGTAGATACGAATTGGCGAAAGCTGCCATGCAAGGGATTTTAAGTGATAAAACAATAGTTGGTTACGCTAGTTCGGAAGCAGATTACAAGAAAGGAGAGAAACATACAATACCTATAAGCATTGCCAAGTTTGCAATTGTTTGTGCTGATGCTTTAATTAATGAATTAAAATGATAAAAGTATTAAGAAATAAAACTCCTATCGCTCGCAAAGAGCATAGATGTGAATTTTGCGGTGAAGTAATACACATTGGAGAAAAATATAACAGACAGACCAATGTTTGTGATGATCGTGTTTATGATTGGGTTAGTCACTGTGATTGCTCCCAATTAGCCTATGAACTTAACATGTTTGATGATTGTGATGAAGGTCTTGACGGTGATGGGTTTATTGACAACTTGAATCAGTATGTTTATGACAATCATTATGATGATAAAATAGATGATATTGCGAAAGATTGGCAATTATCACGCTATGAACTTGTAAAGAAGGTATTGGTCGAATTAATACATTAGTGTTATGGATGATGTAAAATTATCATTAAGACAGATAGAAAAAATGGAACACGCTATAGGGTTTGAGCGTGGTAAAATTAAAAGAAATAGATATAAGGTTTATCGTAACTGGTATATTGTTAATCATCCTGATGATGATTGGGAAGAGTTGGTGTTTATTGGTTACGCTAATAGAAGATTGTTAGATATAGAAAAACAAATTGTGTACCATGTTTCCGAACTTGGAATGAAATATCTAGGTGTGTTATTAGGATGTATAATAACGGATGAGGAATAAACAAGATCGTAAACTTATTGGATAATTATTATGAGTAAATATAGATACAGAGAAGTAAAGAACTATATCCACAACGAACTAAAGTTGACTAAAGAGGATATAAGGGAGATAATGATTCCTATCATTAGAGAGGAGGTTAAACGAGTTTTCCATAATACTTATGGAAATGATGTTTCTCTGGACAACTGGATTCGATGTATGGTTTCCGATGAAATAAAACGTCAAGGAGGCTATAACATGTTATGGACTTTATGTAAGGAGGCAATAAAAACCGAGCTAACTGACAAATATTCAATTGAGGTAAATCTTAAAGAGAAATAAATTATGAAAGCAACAATAAAAGCAACTGGAGAAATTGTAGAGATTAAGGATTTATATGATGATGGTACTGCATTGGTGGGAAACATGTATATCAAGGTGTCAGAACTTAATTTCTTTAGTGAAAACATTGATTGGGAACAACGTAGGTACGAATTGGCAAAAGACATTATTAAAGTTGTTATAGCAAACGACTATGGTGTTAATTCTGAGGTAGTCGCTAAATATTCGCTTAATTGCGCTGATGCCCTAATTAAAAGACTAAAGGAGGAGAATCATGGATAGTGTAGAGACACAAACCTTTTCCATTAGAGGGGATGGAGGTGGAGAAGCATATATTAACTTTTGCAATGGTCAATTATGTGTTTCAGTTGTCATAGAAGGGAAACAGGCAGATTTTCACTTTGATCCTGTTACGTTAAAGATGTTTGCCCATGCTTATAAATTGCATTGTGAAGAGTGTAAAGAGTGTAAAGGATAATAACTATGACCGAAGAACTTGTAACATTAGAAACAGCGGATCTGCTGAAAGAGAAAGGGTTTAATGAAAAAAAATATCTCATAGATGTTTCCACTTTGAATCATTGTTATAAATACCTATCTGTTCCTCCGCAATCCGTTGCCCAAAAGTGGCTACGTGAAACCAAGAACATTCATATATGTGTATATAACTGTGCTTGTGGCTATGGATACGAAATATCTAAAGCTGATAATGGAACTCATATAACTAGTTCTGTTTATGAAGGACCTAATGATGGTGGTAAATGGGATATTTATGAAGAAGCACTTGAAGCCGGATTACAGGAAGCATTAAAACTTATATGATTATGAAGAAGATATTTTTCAACGATAAATTAGGATTAACCCAAGCGGTATTGGATGGTCGGAAGACTATGGCGTAGATTTGCTTTGGCATATCGAACAGAAGATAAGATACAATGAATTAAGACCTATGTTGAACGGAAAAAGATATTGATTATGAAACGTGAAATAAAATTCAGAGGGAAAGAATTTGAAACAGGACAGTGGATAGAAGGATCTTTGACAACATATCCAAGATACTACCCAACTATTACACTCGTTGAAAATGCTGAACTTATTCCAAAAAAGAAAACTTGTGTAGTTCTTCCTGAAACAGTAGGACAGTTCACCGGATTATGTGACAAGAACGGCAAAGAGATTTACGAGGGGGATATAGTCAAAACAAAAGAATATGGGATTGATATTCCTAATGGAGTTTTTTGTTCCAATGTTGCTGGTTGCGACAATTTTTCAGTAGATTATATTGATGGTGGGTTTCGTTTGTTAAATAATCAACGTGGATTTTTATTGTGCAAAGATAATCATCTTGAAGTGATAGGTAACATATATGATAATCCGGAATTATTGAAAGAAAATAAGCGATGAAAACAATTTTATTTATATCTATATGTATTATCGCCCTATTATGGGTTGGAGAACTTACAATTACATTCAATCCATTTTCCATTTCACTTCCTGGTTGGTATAAGGCTTTGGGTATTATCCTGTTTGTATTTGCAATGGCGGTGTATAACATTGGAGAATACGCTAAGGGGTACAAGCATGGTTTTGATGATGGGATAAAGGAATGTCTTGACATAATTAAAAAAAATGGAAACAATAGAACGAATAGCGACAATTGATTTTTATTCTCTGTGAAAAACTTTCTAATTTTGAATTAATTGAAAAGAAATGGATAATAATAGTGTTGATTTCCCATTACTCCGTATATTTAATGGGGCAGTTGGACGATATGAACTTCTTTTTGATGATATGTCCATAGATGCTTATGGTCGTGTCAGGGAAAGCGATTGTTGCATTGTAGAATGGTTTACAGGAGTGTTTGATATGAATGGGAAACCTTTATTTGAAAACGACATTATCATGCCTGTAAAGGACGGAATAAGCCAATACCGACGCATCTGGAGAACGGTAGGCGGTTTTGTGCTAAGTAGAAGCAATGATGTAAAAGGATTATCCAAATTGGATATGCTTGGTGTAGATTATTTGGTAAATGAGCGTGTGCAGCAATATATTTCAGGTGGATGCATGAAAGTAGGATGTGCCATGCTTGACCATGATCTGCTTAATGGCAGGACGAGAGAAGAAATTATTAGAGATTTGGCTAGGAGGGTAAAATGAAAGACAAAAGATTAGAAGAAAGTTTAAACAATTTCTATAGGATATTTCTTATTTGGGTAGTAAGGTGTTATCCTATATTATTCTGCCTTGCATTACTTGTACATCAATGTGAGGTTATTCATTCTGTTGACACGGGAGATATTATTGAATATTATGATGGAAACACGTTGGAGTATATTCAATATGCAACTCCATTTTCAGATAAATATCTTACTATATTCTTTAATGCAAAACTGTTCAATGCAATTTTGTTCTATGTGTTGTCAAAAGTATTTTTATTTTGTATATATCATAGAGTATTTGTTATTGAGATGTTCATATATGCAATATTGGATATTGTATTTAACAATGTGGTGTTTGAGGATGCACATTTGGTTAATGCAATATATTATACATCCATTGGTTTTGTTACTGTTGGATTCTTTATTGCATTATACTTACATCAAAGGTATGGAGATAGGAAAGTGCACATACATCAAACCATTAGTGAAGGATGTCGTTTTATGAAATAATATACATTTTGCCGTTCTAAAGTATTGTTTTTTTTATAATAAATAAATGTCTTTTAAATAAAAGTGTTTTATATTTGCTTTTGTAATTAATAGTATATATATTTGCATTGTATTTTAAAACACTTTTATTATGAAAACAGAAGTTGAAATGAAAAGGATTCTTTTTGGGCATGAAATTTCCCAAAAAAGCAAAAGTGAATTATTGTCTGCTACTGATTTGGTTAAAGCTGGTAATGCTTGGAGGATTAGCAATGGGTTTCCTGAATTTAATTTTTACCAGTGGAGGCAAAGTAATAATACAAGAGAGTTTATTGTAGAGTTAGAAAAAAAATATGGTACTGCTATTATCAGTGGAAGGGGTAGAGGACATCATACATGGGTTCATCCTTTTTTATTCTTGGATTTGGCTTTGGCGATAAATCCAAAGTTGAAAGTTGAAGTATATGAATGGTTGTTTGACAAACTTCTTGAATATCGTAATGATAGCGGTGATTCATTTAAAGAAATGACTGGTGCATTATATAATAATTGTTCAAATAAAAGCCAGTTCTCAAAAGCGATGTCTTTATTGTGTACTATGATAAAAGAGGAATGTGGTATAATAACAGATTGGCAACACGCAACAGAAGAACAACTGTTGTATAGAGATAAGATCCATGAATATATATCTCTTATGTGTGACATTTTTAAATGGAATAACAATGAAGCTGTCCGTATAGGTTTGTTGAAAGCTAAAAAATGGAAAGAAAATAAATTATCTTTTTATTAATTAATAATCTATTTTTTACCCATAGCTTGTGTTCCTCCCGTATTTTTCATGTTTATCTTGACCTTTACGGGAGATGCCTTTTTATTTGATGTTACTTTAGGGGATTTTACATTCACCCTAATCACTTTCTTTGCCATATATTATTTGTTTTAATTGTTTTGCAAAAATAATGATTTTTTTTGGTAGTATGAAAACTTTATGTACCTTTGCGGTGCGATAGTTTTTGGACTTTTTTGTTTTATAATGATAGCTGCTACCTAAAATATAAGCAGAGGTTTCTTCATACATTTTTCATAAGTCTAATGTATAACTGTCGCAAGTTGAAGAGATCTCTGCTTTTTTTTATTTATGCGACAGATAAATGAAGAAAACTTAAATGACACAGGTGTTGTTTTAAGTACGGTAAATCCCTCCGAAATGGGTAAGATGTTTTCTTATAATGGAATAAATGTTAGGATGCGTAAGATGAATGGATATATCCTTGTATGTCTTACAGATTTTGCTAGGTTATTTCCTGATAAAAATCTATCCACTATTATAAATTCCAAGGAAATGACTGATTATGTAAATCGTTTGAGCGAAATAAAAAATTTTATTTCGACTGATTTACTGCAAATTATAAAGGGAGGGAATGTATCACAGCAAGGAACATGGGCACATCAAAAAATAGCTCTTAGGGTTGCTCAAAAATTATCCACTGATTTTGCTATTTGGGTAGACGACAAGATCGAAGAGCTTCTTACCACGGGGAATACTTCTATATCATCAAGACTTCCAAACTTCAACAATCCTGCCGAAGCTGCTAGGGCTTGGGCTGATGAATACGAAAGGAATCAAGTATTAACCTTGGAAAACAAAGAGGCAAAGCTACAATTAGAATTAAAGACGGAACAACTAGATGAATCCAAGGAATGGTACAGTATCAAAAGATGGTCAAAGGAAAACGGTGTAAATTGGAGAAATATTAGCTGGAGAAAGATGAAAGTAATATCTTATGAGCTAGGTTACGAAGTGAAAAAGATTTTTGATGCTAACTATGGACAGGTTAATATATACAATGTAAATGTTTTTAAGGCATACTTTAATAAATGTGAATAAGAAATATATATATTAAAATATTTGATATTATGTCATTTTATTGACTATATTTGCATCATGTTTGAGTGTAGAAGCAAGCATATCTATAATGAAAGTTTAGGGGGAAAGCGTTCCCCCGATTTTATTAACCGTAAAAATGATAAAACAATGATTCTACTAGAAATTTTTCAAAACTGCTTTATTGTAGGGTATGATGGAAAGAAAATACCCTTTGTAAAAGATAATTTCCTGTTTAGTGATACCGGGGAAAGATATATCTTGACCAACAAGGAAAACAGTGAACAGGTTAGCCTACCGAAGCAATCGACAATAATAATTAAACATAATATTTTTCATGAAGGTATTGATTAGAAAGGATTCAAGCGACATAAGAAACAGACTTGAACGGTTAGGGTACACCGCTTCCGAAAAAGCGTTGGAGGGATTTGGTGATGGTATCTTTGTAGACAAGTCAGATAATACTTTTCACGTGAAATCAGAGTGGGAAGTTATCCGTATGTTTCTTGAAACAGTAGATTGCGGAGATGACGAGAATATGTTTTTTGATTTTGTAGAAAACGATATAACGTCAATAACGCCAACAATGCTAGGTAAATATAAATCTTTAATAAAAGTTGATAACTTTCCCATCATTAATACATCTAGCATTCAAGATGTGTTATACCGTGAAGATAGAGAACATAACATCATAGAAGTTATTGTTATTTCAGTGTATGGGTTAAAGTTGAAAAGCGTAAAAGATGTTGACTTTTCAGACTCTAATTCGGATACAATAATAGAGTATATGAAATCGTTGCATAAACAACTAAAAAAATATGTAAAATATGAAGTGTAATTTTACCCCCATGGACAAATTCTACCAGATACTGGATTACTACGGTTTGTCTTACACGGAGATTAAGAAAAGGCATTAATAAACAAATGAACACCATTATAAAAATTTAACACATAATATTTCCCAATGTCATTATATAGTAGTATATTTGCTTCATACAGGGATAGGAACGGAGTAGCTACCTTCCGACAAGCTGAAGTCAGTACGGCTTCCCTGTTCTCCTTTTTACTGGCAAAACATAATACTGGCTAACATGCAATTAGTTTATAAATTCGATATCAACCATTCTGACAGGCTTTGCGCTATCTGCCGTGTCAATGCTGATGTCAACGGTGCGCTTAATATCGGTAGAAAAGTATTCGGTGATTCTTTCATGATAACTGATAGTGGGCGTTGGTATCGCCCTGAACGAATTAACGTTTTAAAATGTATGTGTGAAAATGTACATTAATGCCTAACAATTACTCTAACGGACATGCCAATCCACAAAGTGTCAAGAAGTTGAGAATAACACTTTCAGGACGTGAAGTCATTGAGTATGTTCTGAACGATGAAGATGATACTATTAAAAAACTTGATAATTATTTTGGTCTTCTATGATGATAAAAGTGGATATACCAGAACCGTTTATAGACGGTGATAATACGATGGTTAACATTACATCTGATTCATTCTGCTATTCTAGCATTGATTCACGTTATGAAGGGTTTCAGAGTGCTTATAAGGATGGGAATGTTAATCAGAAGATACAGGGTAAACTAGAGATTATTGCAGATCAATTCAAAGAACTAATAAAAATCATTGAGGATAATGGAAAGACATTTGTTAATACAGGAGTGTGAGAGAGAAGAGGAAATGAAGAAATTACGCAAGCAGCAGAACGATCTTATCAAGAAAGGTCGTATGGTTGAATGTTCTCGCGTAACAGCCAAGATAAAGGAGTTCCAGGAAGCATATATAAAGGCTTATCCTGACGGTAAGTATGTGAGAGGTATGGAGATTATCAAAAAGATGTCAGATGATGAAAAAACTGATTGGATGATGTATATTAATGCTATTGCTTTCTGTGCTGATATTATACATTCATCCTCTATTGAGCTTAATGAAATGCTAAAGAAGGTACTTCCAGGGTCTAGCCTTCAAATGTTTGAAACACTTGAAAAGGTAGGTACTATGGCAAAGAATCAAATTATGTGGATGGATAACAATGTGGATGAGGAATATCAGGACGATTTTGCCAAGTATGCTGACGAGATAACCATTATGCTTTTATCATTTGTTAAAAATAAATTTTTGCCGAGAAAATGACACGAGAGGAAATACATAAAAATGTTCTTACAATAAGAAATTATTATTTCAGTATTCAAAACAAGCTAGATAATGGGTATAAAATTTCCGATTTGGATATAGATTCAGAAACGCACAACAAGATGATTGATGATACCATAAAATCAGCCATTGAAGATCATAAAATGATTCTTGTTTTGGAAAAATATAAATTATAAAATCATGAAAAAGAAAGAAATAGACGAAGGATATATTGTAGGTGACTTTTATATCCTCAAAGATATAATTAAAGATGGATATATTCACATAATAAATATAAAAACCATGTGGCAGATAAAGGTATACATGGGAGAAAATGCAGCAAGTTTCCTTTGTCTTCCACAACAGGAAATATTTGACAGGATCAACGGAATATATATTCAGTCCATGATGTCTTTATACGATTCAGAATACGCCTTAAACATAGCTAAAAATGCAAAATCATACATGGCTCGTAAAGCTAAGAAGGTTAAAAAATCTGATGAGAATGAAGATATAGAAAAGGTGAAAAGAGATCAGTTTATGATGAAAATAGCTTCCTCTTCTGATGAGGAAATTATGGATATGATTGTCAATGGAGAAATTAATTATGAATATTTTAAACAGGACAAGGGAAAGGAGGATATATGAGCGAAATGGAAAGACATATCGGTAAGATAAGAAAAGTTGATTTAGGAAATTATACCATTGAAGAATGGTGCGAGAAAAAATGTAAGTCTATTGGAATAGGTTTAGACGAATGCTATAAATCCTATAAGGAAGCGTTATTAACAGATCCATATCCATCTATTGTGATTGAAGTTGATGGCACTCTTTGGGAAATCATTGAAGATAATGAAGAAGAAGACACAGAGGATATATCAATCCTTACTCCAAACAATGACGGAACTTACAGTTATATAATGCAGTTTTACAATGGAGGAACTTGTTTATCTGAAATGCTTGAAGATGGTATAAAAAATATAAAGGAGGAATGATTATGCAAGACTATATTTCAGATTGGTTTATTCCTATGGATTTCGGTAATGATATGCCGGACGAAGAACCTAACGGTGAGGATAATTTTAATTTTGAATGAATATGGAAAAGAAATTTGAGCTAACAGATAACTTTATAATCAATGCTTTTGGAGTGAAGTTATTCCAAATCAAGTGTACAAAGTCTTTCAAATATGCCAAGGAAGGTGATTTGGGAGGATATGTTGAGAAAGATGAGAACTTAGACCAAGAAAGCGATGCTTGGGTGTCCGGCAATGCTGAGGTGTACGGCAATGCTCGGGTGTACGGCAATGCTTGGGTGTACGGCAATGCTTGGGTGTCCGGCGATGCTCGGGTGTACGGCAATGCTCGGGTGTACGGCAATGCTTGGGTGTCCGGCGATGCTTGGGTGTCCGGCGATGCTCGGGTGTCCGGCGATGCTCGGGTGTACGGCAATGCTGAGGTGTACGGCAATGCTTGGGTGTCCGGCGATGCTGAGATAGACAACAATAATAAACATTGCGGATTTGACTGTTTCGGTTCTGCCAACCGCCACACCCATGCCTACCTGACAAAAGAAAACAAAGTGGAAATAACATGCGGATGCTTCCGTGGGAGTATTGAAGAGTTTGAAAAGAGAGTGGAAGAAACCCATTCGGGCACAATCTATGAGAAGCAGTATAAAGCCATCATCGATGTTATTAAAATTAAATTTGGGTTGACTGATTTGATATAGATTCATTTGCTTATAAACTTTATGCCTTCCCGGTCTGTGAAGATAGGGCGGGCGAAAATGGGGCGTTTGGCTGGTGTGACTAATGTGACGCGCGGCATTGTAGAGGAGGACAGTTCGATTCTGTCACGCCCCTCATACATGTGATTCACACATCAATAACAGTAAGTAAATAATTATTAATGAAAAATGAAAAACGATAAATTAATATTGGATGCTTGTTGTGGTAGTCGTATGTTTTGGTTTGATAAACAAAATCCTAATGTGTTATTTGTTGACAAACGTTCAGAAACACTTACGGCCAAAGATAGGGATAAGATAAGGACTATAGAGGTAAAACCTGATATTATCGCAGATTTTACTAATTTACCATTTGAAGATAATTCTTTCTATCAAGTTGTATTTGATCCACCACACCTGAAAACACTTGGAGAAAATTCATGGATGGCAAAGAAATATGGTAAGTTGCCTGATGATTGGAAAAGTATTATTCATGAAGGTTTCAAGGAGTGCATGAGGGTATTAAAACCGAATGGTACACTTATCTTCAAATGGAATGAAAGCGAGATAAAAGCATCAGATGTTTTGTCTGTTATTCCTTTCAAACCTCTATTTGGACATACAACTGGTAGACAAAGTAAGACGATATGGATGTGTTTTATGAAATTATGTGATGAATAAAATATGGAAACAAAAAAAATTACTAAGACTGTTTACATCGCATATGATGGGAAAGAGTTTCTTTCAAAAGAGGATTGTGAAAAATATGAGAATTTTGCAAAAAAAATACTTTCACGTATTAAATATTACTGTATCAGATGTAATCCGGATTTGACAGAAACAGGGAGTTTTACACATAAGATATATGTAGCAGTATTCTCCAAATGTTACTTTTATAGAGATATTGCTTTTGAGTGGGCATTACGTAAATTCGGTTATTTAGGAGTAAGTGTACAAGGATATGGTTTTCAGACACATTTTTGTGTAAGTGAAGTTTCTAAAGAAGAATATGAAAAGTGTCCACCCACCGAATGGGGAGGATCGGAATTAGAAAGTGAGAAAATATTCCTTAGTCCTAAATCAGTAGAGGGATTTCCTAAAAACATTGACTACATGACAGAATGGGGATTTAAATAATTTTTTAAACTTTAATTATTATGATGAATTTTTTTGAATGCAAAATCCGTTACGAAAAGATAATGGAAAATGGTGTAAACAAGAAAGTAACGGAACAATTTTTGGTGGATGCGCTTAGCTTTACTGAGGCAGAAGCACGTATTATATCTGAAATGACACCGTTTATTAGTGGAGAGTTCACGGTTTCTAACATCAAGCGCGCCAACTACAGCGAACTATTCTCATCTGAGGAAGATGCAGCCGACCGATGGTTTAAGTGCAAGCTGTTCTTCATTACGCTGGACGAAAAAAGCGGAGCGGAGAAAAAGACCTCCACTACTGTACTGGTACAGGCTTCCGACCTTCGAGATGCTGTAAAGAAACTGGACAAAGGAATGAAAGGTACAATGGCAGACTACGTGATTGCATCCGTAACCGAAACAGCTATCATGGATGTTTATCTATATGAGGAAGATAATAAATCTTTACCAGAGTTTCCTAGTGGCAACAAGACGGAAGCTGTTATAGGTGATAAAAATGTAATTGTAGATAAGACAGGGAGTGCAACTATAGTTTCAACAAGTAATATCCAATAATTATGCCTAACGAACAACAAAACCAACTTCTCCATCATTGGAGGACAGGGAGCCAATCTGATTATGTGGGAGTAGAAATACTACCTAACGGTCAATCTGTTATTGCTACCATATCACATATTGTTTGGGATGAGAATGCAAAGGTACAAGGAAGTAAGAAACCATCATGGATTGCTTACTTTAAAGAAACAAATATTGTTCCCAAACCTATGTTGCTGAACAGTACAAATCGTAAACGACTTACCAAACTAGCTGGAACTGATTATCCTGAAACTATCCATGATTTCCGTGTAATATTATGCAAGGAACTGACACGTGATCCTTGTGACGGAGGAAAGGTTTACGGATTACGAATAGGGCGTGATGTTCCTCCACCACCTCAGAAAGAGAAAATGACGGTAACATCCGATAAATTCAAAGTTGCATTAGAGGCGTTGAAAGAGGGTAAATGCGATATTAATTACATCACATCAAGCTATGACGTAGACGAGAAAGCTATGAAGTTGTTTAACGAAGCAATTAAGAAATGATGGAAGCAGAAGAAAAAGAAAAGAGATGGCTTATGAAGAGGTGTGGAAAAATAACCTCTTCTTCTGTAGCTAAGTTAATGTGTTCAGGAAGAAGAGATATGACTCCATCCGAATTGGAAGCCGCAAAGAAACAAGGTATAAAAAGAAAAACGATAGATGTACCCTTTGGAGATACAGCTATTTCTTATCTTTATCAAGTGGCAAGAGAAAGACGGCTGAATAAACCTTGTAGGCATATTTCTACATTAGATATGGAATGGGGTAAGGAACATGAGAAGGAAGCTATAGAGTGTTTCAATCATAACACTTTTTCCAGGCTGATGTCCTGCTCTGACGATTTTGACGAGATAGTTTTTGTTGATAATATCTACGATGGTTATGGGGACTCTCCTGATGGATATGGATTTAATACATACGGTTACTTGTCATACATCGCAGAAGTAAAATGCTTTACATCCGAAGGGAAGATTGAATATCTGAGAGAAGTTACAAAAGAAGAAGCCATTAAGGAATACTACTGGCAATTAATATCTCACTTTCTTTCTCACCCTGATGTGGAAAAAATGTATTATATAGTATATGATGGAAAGTCAGATGATGATCCATTTGATTTACGACCTACAAACGATCCTTCAAGACTATTGTACTGGGAACTTAATAGATGTGATTATATAGAGGATATAAACAAACTTGAGGATAAATTACAGATGGCTCTTGCATATCTTAGTCTCAATGAACGTGATCCTGTAAAATATAAAATAAGAGAAATAAATGACTACATTTATCAAACACAACAAACCTAATCATGGGGACGAAATAATCGTCCCTTATCTTGCTATAGAGAACAATATCAATTTTATTATGCTCAATGGTGGTGTAGGTGATGTTGAACTTATGGATGGTACAAGGTGTAAGTCCATAGAATGCACTCCTATTAAATTTGACAATGCAGGAGATGATATATATCGTATATATGGTATAGGGAAAGAAGCGTGGAAAATGGCATGGCTGAAAAGAGTACATACCATGAGTGATGAAATTGTGAAACTAAAGTTATACTTCAATGCCAGCAATTAGTGAATTATGGATCGGTTGTCCTATATCTTACCGTGATGAAAAAGGAAGGTTTGTCAAAGGTCATAATTATGGATTCAAGAAAGGGAGGAAAGTGTCGGATGAGGAACGTGAAAAGAAACGAGTTCTAATGAAGGAGCTTGTAAAAAAACGAAAAGAAAACGGTTCTTATCTTGGTCATAGAAACCATACAAGGGCTGTAATTGCGATAGAAGATGGCACAAACAAATTTCTATGCTTTGAAACATGTTCTGATTGTGAGAGTAAATTAGGTATGCCACAACGCTCATGTAGTTCTTTCTGCAAGGGTAAAAACGGGCATAGATGGAAAAATTTTAAATTGTTTTACGAAGATGAATACGGATTACGTTGACGAATTTGAAAACTACGACAGGAAGCTTATCAAACTAAATAGCGACACTGCCATTTTGCTTCACATATTCAAGAAAAAGTCAAACCACCACTTCGAGGATTGGATGGTTCTTCAAGACAATGAGGAATACTTCAAAAAGGAATGTATTCCTGATTATGAAGATTCCGCCAAGCAGTTTGTCAAGCAGTTTGAAGGAGAAGAGTGCATGGCTTTTGTGATTGCATTGAAAAACGAACTTGAAAGAATGATACAAGAAGATGAGTACAAACGAAATCAAGCTAAGGGATTACCAGGAGGTGGGGATAACCCGTCTGAGAAATGCCCTGACTAATCATAAGCACGTCATATTTTCAGCCTGTGTAAGTTACGGCAAAACGGTCATAATGAGTTTTATGGCTAAAGGTGCTGTTGAAAAGGGGAATAAGGTGCTTATCATATCCCACAGATCTGAACTTATGACACAGACAGGGGGAACGTTGGAAAGAGTTGGCATACAGGCTGAATACATCTCTCCTAAACACAGGAACATACCTAAAGGTCTAGTAGTATCCGCAATGGCTCAAACTCTCCGTAGAAGGCTCGAAAAACCCGAATGGGTTGAATGGGTTAAGAGTGTATCTCTCTGTCTGATAGACGAAGCACATTCGTCTGACGCGGATTATCTCTTTGAATCTGGTTTGCTTGATGATAAGTATGTAGTAGGTCTCACAGGAACTCCGATGAGAAGTGGAAACCAAAGACAGCTTGGTATGAATTATGAGGATATTGTAGAAACTGCCCAAATACAAGACATGATGGACAGAGGGAACATAACCAAGTTGAGAACGTTCACTGTTGATGCGCCAGACTTATCCAAGGTTAACACTGATTACCGCACAGGTGACTTCGATAGCAGGCAGATGGGGGCGGTGTTCAATAAGTCTGTACAGTACAAGGGGGTAATTGAAAACTATATGCGCATTTGCCCCATGAAAAAAGCTATATGTTTTGATGCCACACAGGCAAATGCGATAAGAATGTGTGCCGAGTTTAATGAAGTCGGTATTCCTGCAAAATTTCTCATATCAGGCATAGATAAGAACAAGCCAGATGAGTTAGCATTATATGAGAAATATAAGCATTTTACAGGAAACAGGGAGCAGCTTATTAAGGATTTCCATGACGGTAAATTCACCGTTATATGCAATAGTGGCATATTGTCTACAGGATACGATGAAACAAGTATAGAAGTCTGTATATTAAACCGTGCTACTCAATCCGTTCAGTTCTATATTCAAGCAACAGGTAGAGCAATCCGGCTTCATCCTGGTAAAACGGAAGCATTTCTTCTTGACTTCGGTGGTAACATATCACGGCTTGGTAAGTTTGAGAAAGAACGTAAATGGGCTTTATGGCATAATAAGGGGAAATGCGAAGGGATACAAGGAGTGAAAGAGTGTAAACAGTGTGGTAAATATATTGCCATAACAGCTTCGGAATGCCCTTTCTGCGGATATGTATATCCAACCGAAAAGGAAATAAGAATGGCGGAACTGCAAGAATTGGTAGGAGATTTAAAGTTTGAACAAATGACACCTACGCAATTTTTCCAATATGCGGAACTTAAAGGATATAATACTTATTGGGCGATACGGCAGTTGTATATCAGAAATACGGAATCTGATTTTCGTAAAGCTATGAAAGAATGCGGATATTCTAGCAAATTTATATGGGGTTATATTCAAAGAAACAAAAAATAACATTATTTACATTTGTAAAATGTTTTTGTGAAATAAATATATCTACTTTTGCGTTATGAAAAATAACATTAGGCAATCACATACTAATTTACACATATTTAACTAAATTAGTTATGTCATAATTTAATTTATAGTTATATTTGTGATATGAAACGAGCATATAAATACAGACTTAATCCTACGCCTGAGCAGATTGT